GAATTTCCCGGTCCAGCTTTTCGCCATAAGAACGAAGCGTGTCCACCCGGATCGAAAAACTGCAGCCAATCCATTTAACCTTCCCATCCCGAAAACAGAAGGCCCCGCTGCCGGCGAAGGCCGTTACGTCCACGCGCAAACGGAAGCCCAGGGGCTTTCGAAAGAGGAACGCACCGCCGCCGGCGATGTTGTGAAACGGAACTATGTCGTCGCCGTCGGCTTCAACGAGCAGATCGACTTTCCATTCACCTTGGCCAAACCCGAGGTCCTTACTGCGACCGCGGAGGCCATGGCGTTGAAACTGTTCGATCAGATGGGCGTTTTGCCGGCTCGCTCGAAGGGTGACCCGGTAATCGTTGGACGAATTCTTGACCCGCGTGGGCCGAAAGGCCAGTGGTTCGCGGGTCGCTATATCACGTTCATGGTCGCCTGGTTCGTCGATACGCGCGAACTGTAGCGACGCCGGCAGCAAAGAGTAGACAGCAAATGCTGAGGTCCTGCTGTCTACTGCCTACTCTCTACTGCTCACAATTCATCTCGCCCTTTTGGTTACGGTCGCTGCCAGAGAAACAACCCCTGGAGGTGTTTATGGCAGCGAAGAAAAATGCGGGCGGAGTCAGGAGGCCCTCGCCCAGCGCGAAAAGCAAGATCCCCTGGGCGCTGCTCGTCGCAGCCGTCAAGAGCCGGTTCAAGTCGGACCGGGAAGTCGACGTCGGCGAATATCCGGTACGCGGCAAGCTGACCTTGGCGCTCGATTGCACGGTGCAGCGTTTGCCCAACACGACCGAGACGCCCCCCTACAAGCCGGACTGGATCGTCCTGCTGGCGATCCTGCTCGAGGAGAAAGAAGTGGACCTCGACGACGTGGCCCTGCTGCTCGATGAGGTCGAGGAGAAAGCCGCCGAGGAGCTGGCCGACGACACGTATGTCGACGCCGTCAAGGCGGCCCTCGAACGCCAGGCGGCGCGCTGGAAGGCGAAGCAGGAAAACTGGCCGAAGAATGGCGCCACGAAGGTGGCCGGTAGCGTCGAGGTGATCGACTGGAAACCGGGGTAGAGGAGGGATGAGAGGATAGGGGCCAGGGGCGAGGGCCATGAGGTATGACACCGTCGCAAGCGATGCCCTGGCCCCTAACCCCTAATCCCTGGGCTAGAGGATGGGGAAATGAGAAGGCGGCAGCCGGCGAAGAATCTGACCACTGCTCACTATGCACTCGCCACTACCGGCGCACGCTCTCGGGCGAGCGCTTCCTGGCCAGCGAAGCAAGGCTGTGGGTCGAGCGCTGGAGCTCGTTTGCGTACGACCATGGGCGGACCGAGGCGGTGGTCGTGAAACTGAAGTGAGGCAGTAGGCAGTAGGCAACAAACAACGATGAGCGAGCCCGGTCTACCGTCTACTGTCTACTTCCCCAGGCAGCGGCTGCCACGCCTCGTGGCAACGACCCCAAAAACGGCCGCTCGCCATTGCGCATTTTAATGAAAATGCGCAATCTGCCAGTTTGGCAGGGGGAAGTAGACAGTAGACAGCAAACCCTGAGCGACTCCGCCACCTGACTAGTGTCTACTGCCTACTGTCTACTTCGCGAGGATCGCCTTATTCGCGTTCGGAGGGACCCGTGGCTCTCAAGCCCCTGCGTTCAATGCACCAGGATTTAGGCCATGTCTGCACAACCCGATCGAAAGCGGAAACCCAAAAAGCTCCCTGCCTATCTGCGGGGCGGCGAGGGGGCGCGGCTGATCGCGGCGTGCAAAACGCGCCGGGATCGGTTGATCGTCCGCCTGTACCTTTATCACGGTCTTCGCCTCCGCGAATTGGCCCGGCTGCGCATTCAGGAGCTCGATTTCCCCGGGCTGCAGATCTTCATCTACCAGGGGAAGGGCGGCCAGGATGGCTACGTGGCCATGCACCTGAACGTCGTCGAGGAGCTGCACTGGTGGCTCGACTGGGGCCGCAACGCGCGCAAGGGGGGATGGATGCGGGGAGAGGGGTTAGGGACGAGGGGCCAGGGGCCAGGGGTCAGGGATCAGGGACCAGGGGCGAGGGGCCAGGAGCAATTGTTTCTGCAGTTCCCCGAACCATTGCCAGCGCTCGGCGCGGGTCTCCCGACCCCGCCGCTCTCTGCCTGGCTATTTCCGTCGCCTCGGGATCCCGACAAGCACCTGAGCGCCCGCGCCATCCAGTGCCTGTTGACTGGCGCAGCCAAACGCGCCCAGCTCTTTCGGCCCAACGGCAAGCCGATCAGCCCGCACGTGCTGCGGCACACGTTCGCCACGGAGATGCTGCAGGGGGGCGCCGACATCCGCGAGGTACAGGAGGCCATGCGCCACGCTTCGCTGCAATCGACCAGTATCTACCTGCACTGCTCGGCGGATCGCACGCGGGCGGCCGTGCAGCGACTCGATTTTGAAGGGAAGTAGACAGTAGACAGTAGACAGCAAACCAAGCGGCTACCGTCTACTGCCTACTGTCTACTGCCTACTTAATGAGGCGGCCTCTGGCCACTTTAGCATCGTAAATTGGCGGGCGAAGCCCAGCGACCCCTCGTCCCTCGCCCCTATTCCCTCGCCCCTTTTGGAGTTGCACATGCCCCGACCGACTGACATCAGCCCCGAGCGGGAAGCCGAATGGAGCCAAACATTCGGCCGCTATTTGCATGAGGGCGCCCCGGAGCTGACGCGCTGGGTGGTTGCCCGCGCCTACGAAGTCTTTTGCGCCTCAGCCTGGGTCGTGGACGAGCTGGACCGGTTGGGCGTTCCGCAGCTGGAGATCGTCGAGGTGGCAAGGGAGATGCGCGCCATGCTGGCGCGCACGAGCGATCCCTGGCCGGCCGCCGCCGCCCTGGTCGAGCGCTATTCCGGCCAAAGAGTGGCGAGGGAACAGGGGCTAGGGGCGAGACCGGTGCCCTTGACGCGCGTGATTAGCGGCTTGCGCTGGCGCCTGCTGATCACCTCGATTCTGCTGGCAATGGTAAGCTTCATGTGGATCTCCAGCTTGAGCAGGCTCAGCCAGGCCAACGACCCGATCCGTCAACTTGAGGCGACGAAGTCGCCAACCATGCCCTCGCCCCTCGCCCCTGTTCCCTCGCCCCCAGGAGCACAGCCATGAGACCCAGCGTCATTGAACGTCCGACCCAGGTCCGCGTAACCCTCGCGAAGGTGATGCGGTAGTTTGTGTTCACTGCGCAGCACTCTTGGTTTAGGATCCGGGCATGATGCTCCGCAGGATCACCGAGGAGGATATAGACCGGTACCGGCCAACAGGAAGGCCTTTACGAAGAGCTCTTGCGCGCTAGATTGGCGGTCGCAATGCTGCTCAGAGCCGAAACGAATTAACGCCGCGCAAGCCGGCGAGGGACGAGGGGTGTGGGACTAGGGAAGAGTGAGGAGTGGAGCAACGACGATGCCGAACCCTAGCGAACCGATTCCGCCGCCCTTGTCTGAAACCACGGCTCTTGTGCAAGCCTACTTGCGCGAATACCGCCTGGCCTCGGCGCTCGCCAGGGACGTCTCGGAGCTGGTCGAACGCGCCAGAAAGAGGATTGCCCTCTTCGATAATTTCCCGGAGATCTGTCCGGGTCCGCTGGCCTTGCGCGAGGAGGATTGGCCATCGAACGAGCTTCTCAAAGGAACCCTCGCCGCATATCGGGAAGCCCATGAGCGTATGTCGGTCGCCTGGACGGCGATCCCGGAGTCGGAGCAGGTGGGTTTGATGCGGCCCAAGTCTTGCAACCTGCATTGAATGGCGAACGAACGATGGCCCACATGAAGATCAACGACTGGAAACACCCGGAGCAGCCTTGTCCTGCTTGCGGCGAGGAGATTGTAGGCGCCTGGTCGCAAGGCGATCGCGCCCCTCGCGAAGGGGTTCCAGTTGTTTGCGTTCATTGCGCCGCGCTATTGGTCTTCGGTCCGGCCATGGTCCTCCGAAGAATCACGCAGGCGGATGTAGCCCGCTACCGGACCCAGAAAGGTCTTCTCGACGAACTGCGCCGCGCCCAGCTTGCGGTGAAAATGTTCTTGCGAGCGAAGAGGAATTAAAACAGGCATCGTGCCGGGAAACCCTACGGCCGCCGGTTGCAGTGATAGGAGCAGTTACCCCAGCGGCATTTCTTGCCGGCCAGCCGGCGTTCGAGGCAGGTGATCAAGCGTTGCAGCCGCTCGCGCTTCTCACGCAGCCGGCACAGCTTTTTGTAGAGCCGGGCCTCGGTGACCATGTCCCTCGCCCCTCGAAGAAGTAGACAGTAGGCAGTATAGAGTAAACGGCCCTGGCTTGCTGTCTGCTCTTGCCTGACCTCTCGCCCCTAGCCCCTATTCCCTATTCCCTACCTGATTGCCGATCCACAAGATCTCGACGCCGACCTCGAGCACGCCGGCCAGCTTGACGAGCGTGCCGATGTGCGGGTTCGTGAGCTCGCCGATCTCCAGCCGTTCGAGCGTGCGCCGATGGACCAGCGCTTTCGCCGCCAGCTCGCGCTGGGAGAGGCCCAGGCGCTTGCGCAGCACGACCAGCCGCGCCGGGAAACCGAGCGGCAAAATCCCCAGGGGCCGGATCTGCACGGTCTTGCGGCGCAGCAGGCTGCCGTTTTTGCCGCTGATCGTGTGATCGAGCTGGATGGCGCGGGAATCGTCGTCCTCGATCGGCGGCGACGGGAAGATAGGCGAGCCGCGGCGGGCGCGCTGGGCATACAAACGCCGCGCCTCCGGAGAGGCCGGCAGCGGCGCCGGAGGTTCGTCGCGAGTAATCACGGTCAAAAGCATACGCGAAAGGAGGGGATAGTGGATAGTGGCTGGTGGTGAGTGGCGAGAGGACCCAGACCCAAAGCCCGGCGTAACGAGCGCCAGCTCTTCTCTCGCCGCTCACCACTAACCATTGCTCGCTACACCTTCGTGCTCACGAGCAGGCTGCGGATCGATTCGAGCATATCGCCGCCGACCGTTTGCACGAGAAACTGCAAGAGGTAAATGGCCCCGTCGGTACCACCGCTCAGGCGGACGGTTACCTGCGTGCCCACGACCGCGATGGCGCCGATCGTGAGGGCGTTATCGCCCTGGAAGATGGTGACCGTGGGGGCGGGGGATGCGGCCAACTGATCGCCGGCCACGATCTGGCTGCGGGCCGCGAAGTCGCAGGCGAAGGTTTCGACCTCGGCGGGTTTCTTTTTGAGCATGTCGGCCATGCGAACCTCGGCTCGGGGGAGTAGACAGTAGACAGTAAACGGCCGTTGTTTGCTGCCTACTGTCTACTGTCTAGTTCCTGCTCACACGTTTTCCCACACCAACGGGTAATTGGGCTCCGTCCACACCAGGGGATAGTTTGGATCCACCCAGATCTGCGTGATCTGAATGCCGGGCGTGGCCATGTAGTCGGGCGGCAACAGGCCCACCCAGTACGCGGCCGCCGGGGCGCGGCGCGCGTAGCGCGGCTGGACTTCCAGGTAGGCCCAGAGCCGCGGGGCGAACTCCTCGTCGAAGCCCTGGACCGTGATCGTGTAGGCCGCCGGCACACTGCGCGGCGCCGCCGGAGTGCGGGCCGGCAAGCTCTGGGGCGCCGGCAAGAGCAGATCGCCGATCTGCACGCTGACATCGTGCCAGAAGGCCGCGCCGGCCGGCCGCGGTTTGGCGCGGGTCTGGTCGGGCAGTAGCCGGCCGCTCATCTGCGGCTCGTCGTGGATGGCGAAGGTCGCCAGGATCTGGAACGCCGCCGCGGCCGGCCGCCGGGGTGCAGGCGCCTGTACCGGCAGACTGATCCAGCCGAAGGGCAGGGGCGGGCCTTCGGGCGTCTGCGTGCGGTTGTCGACCCAATAACTCGAGTTGGCAGCCCGCGCCGGCCCCGGGGGCGGTCGCTGCGGCAACTGCAGCACGCCCTGCATCGGCTCCTCGAGCTGACGGGTCACCTCGCGAGCCCGGTAGGCGCCCTCCGCGGCGCGCGGCTTGGCGGGCGCCCGCTGCGGCAGCATCTGCACCAGGGCGGCCATGGGCTCGTCGTGGATCGGGAACGTGGCCACGATCTGGAACGCCACCGACCCGGCACGCAGGGACCGCGCCGCTCCCGGCAGGACCTGGGGCGCCGGCAGCAGCAGGTCGCCGATCTGGACGCTGACGTCGTGCCAGAAAGCGGTTGCCGCCGGCCGGCTGGCGGGGCGGCCCTTTTCGCTCGAACGGCCGATGCGGATCTCGACGGCCGGCGACTCGCCCAGCAAGGTGCCCTGCGTGGCATTGCTCACCCAGTAAGCGGCGGAACCCGGACGGCGCGGCGCCGCCGCCTGGCCCGGCAAGGCGGCGCCGGGCAACGGCAGGAATTCTTCGTCGAGACGGAAGCGGCTGTCGATCCAAAAGACCGAGGCCGCGGGCCGGGGGATTGCCGGCAGCCGTGCCGGCAGCAGCACGCTTTGCGTGTCGTTTTCATCCTCGATCGAGAGATAGCGCTGGGGAACCCAGTGCACCGCCGTGGCCGGCCGCCGGGCGGCCAGGGCGCGATCGGGAAGGGACGAGCGGTAGGTTTGCACCTCGTCGCCAATCTCGAACGATTGGCAAACCACGTAGCAGCTCGCCGCGCCGCGCGCGGCAGCCGGCGCCCGTGTTGGATATTGCTGGATGAGGACCTGGGGCTCATTGTCGAGGTCGGGCCAGCGGTAATTCACCCAGTAGGCGGAGGCGGCGGAGCGCAGGGCCGAGCGGCCGGGATAGGTCGTATAGGTCTTATAGGTCGCATCGGCCGCGAAATTCTCCGGGACGTTGAAAGTGCTGAAGATCCAGTAAGCCTGGCACGCGGCGCGCGCTGGCAGCCGGCCTGGCAGGTTGGGAACGGCAACGAGCTGCGCCAGGGGTTGCATGTCGTCAGGCACGACGACCCGGCAATAGGTTTCGTAGGCAGAGAAGGCGGCGCGCTGCGGACGCCTGGCCTGATCGGGCAGCAGTTTGCTGATGAGCAGCTCCGGGGGCTCGCTGATCGCCACGTCCAGCACCACGAAGGTGACCGTGATCCCATAGGCGGTCGCCGCCGCCCGCGCCGCGGCCGGGGTGCGTTCGGGCAAGAAGCTGGTACGCAGCTCCTCCGCGGTGATATCCGGCACGAGGAACGTCGCCGCGATCTGATAAAGGATCGGCGGGCCGCGCAGTGTCTGCGCCGCCGGCAGGGAGACGAAGTGCCTATAGGGCTGCACCTCGTCGGACTCGACGAATTGGGCGCTGGCCTGGTAGGCCGGGGCGGCGGCCCGAGCGGCAGTCTTGCCGCCCTCGCGACACCCCTGGCCAAGGCGCAGGTTTTCGAACTCGACCGTGATGACGATCTGAAACCAGCAGGGCACGTCGTATGCCGCCGGCGGCGCCCGTGGGGCAGAGCGCGCCTGATCGGGCAAATAGCGGACGCCCGGCAGGAACTCCTCCTCGATATTGTGAAAACGCGGGCCGGCTTCGTACGCCACCGCCGCCGGCCGCATTCCCATGGCACGATCCGGCAGCCGCAGCGTCGAGCCCGGCATCGGCTCATCCTGCACCACGAACCCCTGGCTGATGAGCGCCGTGACGCGGGGAGATCCACGGATCGGATTGAGGGAAATGGCCATTGGGATAGTGGTTAGGGAATAGTGGCTAGGGGCTAGGGGGATGAGCTTATCGTACCGTTTCTTGCCCGGAGGGCGCGCGAACGTAGCCAGGGGCTTCAGCCCCTGGGAATGAGGCGACCCGTCCCCCCTACGTGAATCCTCCAATTTGGATGACGAGGTCGAGCGCGGTGTGCGGTTGGATAGAAAGCACGTGTCCTTCGCCGGGCTTCATGAGGATATCCTTGGTTACGTTCGTGTCGTACCACAGGCGCTGCTTGGCGGCGATGCGGCGATTGAACTCCACGGGTCCGTAGGTCTCCGGCTTGGAGAGGAAAGTATCGGTCTCGCCGATCCGGGGTGCATAATCGCCGCGCTTCCAGATCTGCAAGCAATAAGACGCCTGGCGATCGCGAAAACTCTCGCCGCTCGCCCCTGATCCCTCTTCCCTCACATTGCCCAGGGCGTAGATGAGCATGATCGTTCGCGGCTCGGGCACGTCGATCGGCAAGCTATAGAGCTGATGCACGTCGGGGTCGAACGTCTGCTGCCACATCTGCAGCCAGTAAGCCGAGCCGCTGCGTTCGAAGTAGTCATGGGCATCGTTAAAGGTATCGCCGCAGTTGCCGAGCTGGATGCCGTTCATCAATGCTCCTTCCTCTCGTTTCCCTCATTTCGACCGCGGACTGTCGGTGCGCCGCTCCACCAGGTCGTGCTGCAGGGGGTCGGCCCCTTTCTCGATCAGTTGCCGCATGAGGCTGACGAATTGCTGCGCGATCTGGGTGAGCGCCATGGCGTTGGCGTTGTTCGGCACCGTGGGATCGACGGTGCCGGTGCGCTCGAACTTGTGCCGGCGGGCATCGTCCATGAGGACTTCGTAGGCTAGCTTCAGCTCGGCAAAGGCCTCGATCGAGCCGCCGGTATCGGGATGGCGCTGGCGCGCGAGCGCGCGATAGGCCTTGCGGATGGCCTTCTTCGAGGCTGTGCGCGGCAGATTCAAGACCTTGTAGGGATCCATCGCGTTTTACCCCGAAGGGGTTGCAGCCCATAGCCCAGGGTCGCGGTACTCCGCGCGCCCTGGGTGACGCCGGCCCTGGATTCTATCTACCCCGAAGGGGTTGCAGCGCCTGCATACTGCCGGTTGCTACAACCCCTTCGGGGTAAATCGCTGGTGACTGCCGACCTTCCCAGGGTGCGCGGAGTATCGCGACCCTGGGCTGTGATGTCTAACGCCTACGGCGTAAAAAACCGCTCACTCTCCGTTTCCACCATTGCCTCCTGTTCATTGAATGTCTCGCCCCTCATCCCTCATTTCGGCGGCGGGCCGAACTCGCGTTTATGCTCTTCCATCACGGTATCCATCAGGTCGAGGTATTCGCGGACCACCCGGCCGTGCATGGCGCAAAACACGTAGGAGCGCAAGGCCCACGACTGGGCCGGCCGCAGTTCCATGGCCACCTCACCCGGCTGGCCACAACAGCACTTGCGTGCGAAGATGCCTGCCTCGGCTTGCTGAAACTTCGTCAAGACCAGCTCCGCGAACGAGGCCTCGGCGACCGATTGGCCCGAGCCGAACACGGCCAGGCTCTCCAGCCAGCTCTTGAAACCTCGAAAATCGTTGGGCTCTGCACGCATCTGGAGTAGTGGTTAGTGGTTAGTGAATAGTGGTGAGAGAGAACCATCGCTTGCGACGCTGCCATTGCCCATGCACTCGCCACTAACCACTAGCCACTCGCCACTGCTGCTTCTACCAACTTCTTCCATTTGGGCGGCAACAGCTCCGTCCGCGGATCGTCGGCGTCGATGAACGGGCTCACCGAGATTACCTCGTCGCCCAGGCGCTTGAGCTGCAACGGATATTCCCGGTTGCGCTCCACGTCGCCGTAGTGCTGCATGCGCTCGGCCCACTGGGCCAGGTGCACGCGCGTGACGTAACTGGCGCCGTGTTTGAGGTCGTGGCCGAGACGCTCGAGCATCTCCAGGTTCTGGATTTCCAGCCGATCGCAGGCCAGCCCGTCGATCTGAAAGTCGGCCTGGTAGGCGTGCGCGTTGAAAACGATGATGCCGACGTTGCACCAGCCCTTGACCTCCGAGCCTTGCTGCAAAAGGACATAACGCACCGGCTGCTGCTCGGCGGGAGGCTGCCATTGCTCGGCGTCGGGATCGTTTTCATACATGCCGACGGCGTTGGAAATTTCGGCGACGCTCATGGTTCGCTCGTCACTCGAGGGGCATAGGACTTATAGGTCCTATAGGTCCTATGAAGTTGCAATGCGCTGTCGTCGCGAAGGTCGACCGAAAAGCATGCTCTGCCAGTGCCCACACCAGCAGTCCCAGTTCACGTACACCGGGATGTCGGGGCCGCCCAGGTCGGCGGTGAACATGCCATCCTCGCCGCGTTCGATATTGCAGCAGCGCTCGTCCACGTAGCCGAAGCGGAAGTAGGGCGGCGAGAGCTCATCGAAGCAGCGCATGTCGATGAGCATCAGGCCCATGCCGCAAGCGGTCACGCGCTCGATCCCTTCCAGATTGGCGCACTCGGCGGCCGTGCGGAGCACGAGATCGGTCATACCGGTGTCGGCGTCGAACTCTTCCTTGTGCACGTTGACCAGGCCATTGCGCATCTGCACCGGAGCGGAGACCACGCACGGGCCATCGTGGGCGTAGGCAAAATTGAAGGCGGTTTCCCAGAAGGTGGGGCCCGGTGCAATGTCGGGGTGGCTATCGGCATCGGCGGTGAGGAGGTAATCCGCCTCGGCCTCGCGGGCAATCTCGACCGCGAAGTTGCGGGCCTCGGGGATGCCCTTCACGTTGAGGGGGACTTCCTGGAAGCCTGCAATGCGCGGGTCCTTGGTCATCGCCAGCGCCGTGCGGAAGAGCCAACTCCCCAGAGCAGGGCACTCGGAGCCGCCGTAGACGAGGCGTAAGATCAGGACCTTGACCTTGCGATCCATAACAGTGGCCAGGGGCGAGCGGTTAGGGACCAGGGGTTAGGGGCGAGGGACCAGGGCTCAAGCATCGTATGCAAAAAGAAGAGAGGAGGGGCAAGAGGGCTGGGAAAAACAACACCGTCGCCAGCGAGGCTCTATGCTTCGCTTGCGACGGTGCCATATTACGTGGCTCTCGCCACTCGCCCCTAGCCACTCGCCCCTACTTCTTGGGCGCCGGCTTGTGGTCCGACTTGATCGTTTCGGGCGCCAGCTCGAGGGCGTGGGCCTCGTAGGCTTCGCCCTGCGTTTTCCATTCGCCGTCATGCGATTCTTGCCAGTCAACGTGCACCAGGTCGCTCCTGGGTTCCCCGCCACCGGGAGAGCCGCCCGCCTTGGGCAGCACGCGCGTGACGGTCTTGAAATGCGTCTGGTCTCCGTTGGCGATCACTTTTTGGCCGACTTCGAAGATCATGGTTCTCTCTCTTTCCAAGTTGCTCGGACTTATAGGACCTATGGGACCGATAGGTCCCACCTGATCTCTCGCCCCTGGCCCCTATTCCCTCGCCCCTACTTTACGGTTCGATCCACGTGACCATGTAGGAGCTCGTTCCCGTGCCGACATCCGCCCGCAGCTCGAGGGCGCCGCCGGTGGTGTTGGCGTCGTAGCCCATGAACACCTCGACCGGATCCGCCAACATGCGAATCACGCCGCCGTGAGCGTTCCAGCTCGTGCCCCACAGGGCACCGGCCACGATCGTGGGCAACAGGGTGCCGTAGTTGGTGTTGAAGTAGGTCCCCTGAGACCCGGAGTTGTGCATGTCGCCGCGCTGGACGTTGCCGGCCGTACGCGTGCCGGTGCCGATGGCGCTGTCGCGCGACAGCCGCGTACGCATGGCGGTCGACGTGGTCAATTCGCCGCCGTAGGTCAAGTCTTTGACCAGGCAGGAAACCCCCGAGGCGGTTTCCAAAAACCAGTTGCCGACGCCCGTGGTGGGCGTAACGCCGAGCAGTGCGCCTGTGAATTGTGACATGAGCCTTTCCCCTGTTTCAGAATCCCGATGCGATGAGACTTTCCCGATAAGCCGCGTCGCGCATGGCCCGTTCCACGCGCTGCTCGAAGGGCCCCAGGCAGGTGCCGCCGGCCAATTCCATCTCGCGGGCGCAACGCCGGCAGATCTGGGCGTCGCAGTTGCGGCAGTAGTAGGGGGTCCAGAACGTCGTACCGGTCTCTTGCGCAACAGGGGTAGCGCGGCCGATATCGACGTTGGCCAGGGGGACCGCCGCTTCGCAGGGTGCGCGTTTGAAAAGGGCGATCATCCGGCGGCAATGAACGCACCAGCGGATCTTGTACCGTTGGAGGGTTCCCTGCTTGCCGTCGATGCCCTGGCCCTGGCGGTGATCGATGATCAGCTCCCCGGAGAGCTGCTTGGCAGGCAGGCTGGCAAGATACATCGAGTAGTGGCGAGGGGTGAGGGGTGAGGGGCGAGAAGGAATTCTCGCAATGGCTCACTACTCACGACGCGCTTTCTCCCCTGAGGCGACGATCGATCGATCGATATGTTTGCAGGGGAAACGCAACGCGAGATTGAGACTAACAAGGGGCGCGGGATGACACGGGGGAGACCGCGGGTAGTGGCTAGTGATTAGTGGCTAGTGGTTAGAGCGCGCCGCCTGCGACCGTGCCATTGTGCATTTCTCTCGCCACTGGCCACTATTCCCTGGCCACTACATGCAGATGCGCGACTGCATCATTTCGGACTCGTCATCGGCGGCTGCGAGATTGAGGCTGATCAACTGGCCCTCGTTGATCACGCTGGAAGCGCCCGTGCCTGTTTGCGTGCCCGTGGCTCCTGCGGCAAATACCTCTTCGCCAGACGCGACTGCACAACTGTCCGTCGAATCGACGGTGGTGGATCCTCGGGAGGTAAATCCCGAGGCAACAGTTGGGGCCGTCTTGTAAGCAAGAGCCCAAAATCCTACGACCATGCCACTATTCGCCCCGACCGTGATGGAGGGGGCCACGATCGATGTGCTCGCCGAATTGGCCTGTCCGCCTGACGTATCGATCGGGGTGGAATTGTTGACTCCGCTATAGGCGTCGATGACGCCTTCGCCGGCACCGTTGCCGCCGCTGTAGCTCCACGTATAGCTGCCTGGCTCGCTGCCGCCGGCGATCTTGTAATAAGTGGCGAGCGTTTGGGAGGTGCCATTGTCCGTGCGCCGGATCAGATTCCAAGCGCTGGGCGGAGTGATGCTGAGGGACGTTCCGCCCTGCATCGCGATGCCTGCCAGCATCACTTTGCCGGAGGCGAGTCCCGATGGCGCGGTGATGGCTATGGAGCCCGAGAGCCCAGCTTGACCGGTCGACGACGACTGGAAGGTCACGGACATTGCGGGCGCCTCCTCGCCGTCGCCGCCGCCGGCAGAAGTAGTGGTTGGGGAATAGTGGTTAGTGGCTAGCGACACGGGGCGGCCGTTGGCCGCTTAGATGACTCCACTGGCGGGCGAAGCCCACCGACTCACTCACCACTAGCCACTGGCCACTAGCCACTACTCGATTGCAAAGCGGTACAGAATCGGGTTCGCACTTCCCGGACTCAGTTCCTCGGCGCCCTGGGCGATGACTACAATGTCGCGCTGGTCGGGGCGGAAGACGGCGCCGGTGATCGTGTGCCAGCAGTTCCATTTGAGGCCTGGATAGTCTGCGCTCAGTGAGAACGTGTAGCGCGGCTGCACCTGGTCGGCGGTCTGTTGACCGGCGGCTACGGGGACCAGGTCGGCCAGCGAGTAGATGTAGACCATGTCGCGGTAGTACTGGCCGGTTTGGCCCTTGGCGGCGCCGCAGCCCGCTTTCAGCGTGAGGCCGGTGTTGGTGGTCTCCGTGGCGTTGCCATACCAGACGTTGCCGTAGCTCTGCGACACGAAAAACAGTATGCCCTGGCAATCGGGCAGATCGACGCAGCAGGCGGCGCGCACGCTATCGGTGGAATTCCAGTGGCCGATGCCATTGACGATCGCGCCGAATTGATCCGTGCCCTGGGGCGCGGCCACGAAGGAGCGGGCGACGCCAGGTGCGCCTTTCCAGGCCGTATAATCGGCCGGCCGTTGCAGGCGGTTGCTTTGCGGATAGCTGACGAGTGCCGCCGAGCCCACCACGGCCGGGTTCGTATGGCCAATGCCGGGCGTGTCGACGGCCAGCACGTTGGGACCGAACGAGGCAGCCGCGGCGCCGCTCGTCACGCCGGCGCCCAGGCAGAGCTGCCTCCCGCCGGTATAGGCCGTGGCGAAGGCCACGGGCAGCCGGTAGGCCCATTCGCGGCCCTGCTGGCTTGGCTGCGTGAAGGTATACGGCCCGAAAGCGCGCGTGCCGCCGCTAGCCAGGAACTGGACGCCGACGAGGCAAGGATCCTTGATCGGACTGACCGCGTAATTGCCGCCGTAGGTGCACCACAGCACAGCGGAACTGCGATCCCAGAACAGGCCTTCGGTGATCGGCTTGCCGTTGTCCGGGCTGCAAATACGCAGGCCGCCGTAGACGTCGGTGAAGCCACTCGTCGTGGCCGGGTAGGCCTTCACGAGCGCGGCCCGCGGCAACGTCAGCGGATTGCTGCCGGCGGCGATCACGTTACTGATGCGCAGGATGTTCTGGTTCAGCCGGCCGATCGTGAAGAAGCTCTGCGACACCGGCTCCCAGGCGAGGCCGCCGTAGGGGTTGTTCTCGGTGGCGACGATGGGGCAGCGCTGCCCGCCTGCCCAGACCAGTTGGCTTGGGGAAATGACAGGAGGCAAAGTGAGGGTGGAGGGGAGAGGGGTGAGGGACTTGGGAGTTGGTGACGTGGGCTGCGAGCAGCCGGTGACAAGGGCCAACCAGGCAATCCAGGCGAGCAGAGCCCCAAAGCAGGGGTAGCGTGCAGGTTTCATGGGAGCCCCTTTTGGAAGAGTAAACAGTAGACAGCAAACGGTCCCGTTTACTGTCTACTGTCTACTTCCCCGTGTTAGGTCAGCGACAACGACGGCGTGGCGTCCGAGCACATGCCGACGAGCTCGACGGGGTCGGGCGGCGTGCCGGGACGAGCCTCGCGAACCTGGACGGCGATGTTGCCCGAGGCAGGACCGTAGCGCTTGCAGCTACCGCCGCAACCTTTGCCCTTGACTTTATAGAAAAAGCCGCGGGCGCGGGCGATGTAATTGCCGTCGGGTCCGACCGGCCAGGAGATCGTGTCCGCCGGGAAGTCGCAGCTTCCCACCACGACGAAGCTCGAGGTGCCCGGATACTGGATTTCCAGTTGCACGCCCTCGGCCTGCTCGATCGCGCTGCCCTGGCTGTCCTTCAGCGGATAGCCGATCCTGAACGTGGCCACATTGGTTTCCACTGGACGTGTCATGTGCGAGACTCCTTATCGAGAAAAGGTACCTTGGCGCTGTGCTTGAGGGGCGAGGGAATAGGGGCCAGGGACGAGAACTAAGCGTCGACGAAAACCTCTTTGTCAATGGTGCGGATCTTCATTTCCGCCTCGCCATTGGCTCCTGCAGTAATGTCGCCGCGCGAACTCACTTCCAAAACGTGATCATCATCGGCCGGGAACAGATCGATCTGCGCGCAGATCACGGCGGCGATCGCTTTCCAACAGGAGCAATCGGCAGCATAGCGCTTCATCTCCCGGCGCACGCCGCGCTTGAGGCACGCGCGGTTCTTGCCGATCACCATGATGTTCCAAAAGTCCATGGGAGACTTTTTTGCAGGTGCACTCGTCCAGATTCCTTCAGCCATGCTTAATTCCCGCAGGAGGAACAGCCCCCGCCGCCGCCTCCGTGGCGGCGGGCGCGAATGCGCTGGAGCAATCGCCTGATCGGACCCTGCCGGCGGCCGCCCGAGGAATCGTCGCTCGCTGCCTCCTGTCCCTGAGAGGATTGGCAGCCTGTTGCGTACGCTGCTTGCTGCCGGCAGGGACAGCTTCCTCCCTGGGCCATGCAGGCGCACGGCGCATCCTCGACGAGGCGGCAAACGCCGTTGGCGCATTCGGTGTGATAGGTGGCGGCCGGTGGTGCCGAGACCCCAGCCACGGTGTCCCGCTTGGCAAGGGCCGCGAGGGCCTTTTGCACCGCCTCGTCGACGCGGGTATCGATATAGCTCTTCAAGCGCTCCTCCGACCACGAGGCCGGCTGCGCCAGCAACAGAGAAGGCAGCAGCAGGGCTGCCAGCAAAGTGGCGATAAACAGTTTCATGCTTGTATCTCCAAAAAGGTCTCGTTTAACCGCGAGCCAGCGGCGAGCGCGTCGCGGCTTGAGGCGACGAATCCGCCTCGGGTTCCGCGCTCCCCGTTGGGTCGCGGTTAAACGATCGGAAAGTAGACAGTGCACGGGTCTTTTGCTGTCTACTGTCTACTCTTCTTCAAATCAGCCAATCCAACACAGACGGCTGCGCCGGGAACCAGGTCAAGTGACTCAAGGCATAGACCTCGGCGTCGAGGCGGAAGGCGGCGGTGACACGCTCTTCTTCCACCCAGCAGCCGCACACAGGCCCGCCGGCCGGGTCGCGGGGGTAGCTCTGCGCCGGCCAGTTGTTTTGTGCCCAGTACAGTGCGCCGAGACTCGGGTGTTCCCAGTAGGCATGGATCGACTGCTGATGGCCGCCGGGACTATCCCAATGACCGACCAGGGCGGCGTCGGCGCCGCTGCCTAGCACGCTGGCATGCCCGATGTAGTCGTCGCAGGCGAAGGTCACCGGGTAGCCGTTGAGGATCGCGGCCTTGACGTCGGCCACGCTCTTGCAGACGGCCGCCGAGCCGACAGGATGCACCTTGGCGTCCGGCTCCCATTTGGTCACGACGGAGGAATTGCCGTCCGACCACTGCATTTCGAGCCGCTCGGTGAGCACCAGCCCGTCGTTGCTGGTGAAGGCCGGTAGACCCTGACTTGAGGCGTCGATCACGCCTTCCTTGACGACGGTGTCGGCAAACGAGCTGCCCATGGCGCCTTCGCCCTGGCCGCGATCGCCTTCGTTGGCGCGGCAGCGTCCGTAATCGAACGGCCAGAAGGGGATGAACGCCTTCGTCGGAGTGGCCGCTAAACAGCGTTGCACCGCGATGAGCGTGAACAGGGCCTGGCCGCCGCCGGCACCGACGCACGAACCCGTCAACTGATGGAAGCGCGGGAACACGAAGCCGACATCGGCGACGACGCGCGGATCTTTCCAGGCATCGAAGAGGCAGACTTTTTGGCCCTTGGCGAGCACGACCTCGGGAAGGCCGTGCGCCCGGAGCATTTGACCTTCCGCCCAGCTATGCTGATCCAACTGCGCTTGCGTGCGCTCCCGTTTGGGGATGAAGCCGAGAAGGGGACTCATGGGAACCTCCGGGGAAGTAGACAGTAGAAAGTAGACAGTAGGCAGTAGCTGGCGGAGTTTGCTGTCTACTGTTTGCTGTCTACTGCTCGCAATCCTCCCAAAGCCGCGGCGACGTGAGCGAAGGCTTTCCCAGCCGCCGCTCGATCGATGGGGACCGTAGCGTCGCCAGGCAGATCCTTGTCGAGCTGATCGCCGATCGTCCGCCTGACCTTCACGAGCACGGTATCCGGCATCAGTGCCTTCCTGGCTGTTGCCATGACGGTGAAGAGATCGCCGTAGGTCTTGATGGCCGGGTCGTTGACGGTGCTCGAGGAGCCCTTCTGGTAGAGGCCGATCAACTGCTGCACCTGAGTCGCCTTGTCGGTCTCGGTTTCCTGGGCGTATGCGGCGGCCAGGGCGACCGCCAACGGGTCGGTGGGCGGAGGCGGAGGAGGCACGGGCAAGGGCTGCGCGCCGTTATCCACGTCCAAAGGCCGGCGAATCACCTGCCCCGGATCGGCCGCTCCCGCGGGAATGACCAGCAACTCGACCAGGCCGATCCCGGTCGCATCCAGAAAATACACATGCGGCCGCGTGAAGGTGCGCGTCTCGATCGTCCCAGGCGCACCATCCACGAATTGGCCGCGAACCTTCACGGGCCCCGCTTCCTTGCTCACTTTCACCAGCCCCGGGGGAGAGGTGAGGATGATGCACTCCGGGTCGGCCTGGATGACGTAGAGCGTGTTCGCCAGCAGCTTGGCAGGCCTGCGCGGCAAGGGCTCGGGCGCCGGCGGCGACGGCGGCCCGTCCGGCACCTGGATAACGGGATCCGGAGGCGTTGCGCCATTGACCGCAACACCCCCGGAGGTCAAAGCGAGGACGAGCAACAGTTGCAACATGGTGACCTCCCTTGAGAGGGATTAGGGGATAGGGGTTAGGGGCGAGTGCCATGAGGCATGGCACCGTCGCAAGCGGCGCCCTCGAGCGCCGCCTGCGACGGTGCTCATCCCCGACTCACTCGTCCCTCGTCCCTGTTCCCTAGCCCCTACTTCTGCAGCGCCATGGGCAAGAGCGAATCGATGATCTTGTTGGCTTCGCGGGCCAGGGCCAGCAGCACGGGCCGCCCGGCAAGTTTGGTTTCGAGCGCGGCGAACAGGGCATCGACGGCGTCTGTCGGGCTGAGGTCCAAGAAATCGGCCGGCAACAGTCCGATCAGCTCGGGCAGCAGGGCGTCGATGACCGCATTCAAGGCCTTTAGCGCCAGGCCCTCGAACGGATTGGTAACGGCCGCCTCGACGGCGGTGAACAGGCCGTCGATCCATTGCTTCAGTTGATCGGTGCTCATGATGGCCCTTTCGTAACGGATAAAGGCAAATGGCGCATGCCCAGACTCGTCCCTCGCCCCTCTTCCCTAGCGCCTATTCACGCCGCCGCCGGCGTGGGCGATGGCGCCGGCGACGGCGAAACGCTCAGATTCTCGCCGGCAGGGCTGCCGGCAAAGTAGTGGCCAGTGGCCAGTGCCTAGTGGCTGATCTCACCACTAACCACTATTCACTTCTTCTCATTGGGCGGTGGGCTGATGCTGGCATAAACGGCGAGATGACAGAGGAGGAACTAGGGGACAGGGCCGAGGGCCAGGATGGCGGCCTTGCCGCCCTTATTCATCGCGATGAGCGGGCGAAGCCCTCCAATCCCTCGCCCCTGGCCCCTATTCCCTCTTCCCTCCATCGAGGCGTCGTTCGATGCGGTCGAGGTGCTTGTCGATCGACTGCAGGGTCTGGCCGACGTGCTCGTGCTCGTCGTGGAGCTGGGTTTCGATGGTGCCCAGGCGCGCGGTGTTGTCGGCGGTCTTCGAGATCGTGAAGCCGCCCAGGGCGGCCAGGATCGCCGTCAGCGTGGAGACCAGCCACCAGAGGACCTTCAGGAGCAGAGCGCTGCTATTGGTGGGAATTTCGTTGGACATGAGCTTCTCACCCCCATCCAGTAGTGAATAGTGGTTAGTGGTTAGTGGTGAGAGAAGCCAGTTTTCTGGCCACTCGCCACTATTCACTCGCCACTACATCGAGGGGGGAAAACCCGCGGCTACGTCGCCGCGGGCACTAAGGAAGCCAACTCGCTTGTCGCAAGTTGTGCGTGCATTTTCGCTGAAAGGGCGGGATGTGGCACCAGCTTCAATTTCTGGGGATTACGAAGCTCTGTCGGAGAGTCGAACAAGCGTCAGTCGAGCAGCGAGAAAAGTGCAATTCACCGGAAACGTCGAAGAAAATGACATCGGGCCGACGTTGTCCCCGGCTGAAAGATTCGCGTTTGCTACCGCGCGCAAAGCCTGAGAGGATGTGCCGGTGACTCCACCGATCCCTCCAATTGTGGACGCTCCAAGAGCATCGTGGATCAGAAGGCTGCCCACATCTGGGCTTCCTGTGCCATAGGAGACGTCCATCGACAGACCGCCCAAGGGGGAAAGCGCAAAACTGCCTTCGCTTGGTATGATGGTGAGCGCCGGAAAAATGATGTCGGCCCGGGCTATGATCAGGTAGTGACCATCATAGCCTGGAGGAACCACAAGGACCGTTCCACTCACCGGATTCGGCTGGAATCCTTGTCCGCCTCCCAGGGCAGCACTATCTGTGATTTTGTTAATAAGGCCAGGTCTGAAGATGCTGGAAGGCAGTATCGTTACAGCCCCGCCCTGAGACGTATAGTCAGCTCCAAGCCAAGGGCTCACTTGCATAGGGACAAACACAGGCAGACCATCAGTATCATTGTCGCCGTAGCGGCGACAATGATACTCTGTTGCTGCCAGGGGCTCGCCATTCAAGCCACGCACCCAACAATTGCCCAAACCATCCGGGGTCCACGGTAGAGTCTGAGTGCCGATCGACAGGACGATGCCTGGCTGATAACCGTTCGCGTTTTTAGTCGCGGAGGTGATCAGCACCGGATGTACTTCCGGCGAGCTTACGTCCGGCGGCGGGGCATATTGATCGTGCGGCGCGGTCAGCGGCGCATCGCCAATCTGGCGGACTGCTTCCTGCAGAATGCGGGCGGCCTTGCTGCCGAAGACGACGGGTTGATCCATAGGATTTACTCATTACAAGGAAGGATGGCCCGGGGCTCGCGCCCGCCGAGGCAATCGCCGCGAGGGGGCCGGCGCTGGCGCCGGCGGCCCATTGGTTGGCGTCAGCTCGAGCAGGAAGTGATCGCCGAGCTTGGCGGTCAAGAGCAGCGGGTGATCGGAGCCAAGCTTGAGGATTCCCCAGGCCCTCTGCTGTGCGAGCCGCTCCGCTGGCTCGAGCGTGTCATCCTGGATCAGCCGCAGCGAGGCTTCTTGCACGGTCTGGCCGGCGATGGGACGCAGGGCGACGAGTTTCACTTTGATCTTTGCCATCGATGCTTCCTACCCCGAAGGAGTTATAGATCACAGCCCAGGGTCGCAGTACTCCGCGACGCTGCCATTCCCCATGCACTAGCCACTTTCCCCTCGTCACTAGACCAAGATCACGCTGGCCAGCAGGTCCGCGGCATAGTTGCGGTTGGCGAAGTAGTAGTGCAAAAAATAATACTGCTGCGGTTTCCCGCCGCCCGAGTTCACCAGCACCTGGCCGGAACCGTTCAGCGGATAAGGGCCGCCAGGGTTCAGGCCCGTCGGGTCGACGTATTTCCTGGGTCCGCCCGTCGTGGCGTTGAGCACGTACCAACCTGTGTCCGGGACATATTCATCGATCTCCCAGCCGACGATCGTTTGCGTGCCGCCGGCATCGTCCACCAGGTCGATCGTGTCGAAACGGAAGCTGAAATGGGCAGTCACTGGCTGGAAATAGATCCCTTCCTCGTAACGGGTCTCCCCGGGATCGATGGTCTTGAGCTTGACTGTGCTGGGAGCACAGGTCAGGAACGTATCGAGGAAAAGGGAGTTCTGGTACTGCAGCAAGCCGCCCAGGTTGCGCAGAGACGTGCCGCCGTCCGACTGGGAGAGCAGCGGCGCGGGAATGTTCCAGGTGAGCGCCAGCGTAGGCCGCGGGTCCTCGATCTCGGGTGCGGGCGTGAAGCGCTGGCCGGTCGAGTTGGTGATGGCCTGCGGTTTGACGATGTCGCCGTACAGACTGGCGTAGGCACCTTGCAGCTCGGGGATCACCTGGCTCCAGTTGGTTACTCCCGCCGTAACGGCGGCGATCAGGGCCGCGAGCGCGGCGCCGGTGATGGGCGGCATGGCCGCAATCGCGGCGGCCTCGATGGCCGCAATTGCGGCGGCCTGGCTGATGGAGCCGCTTTGCGGCAAGCCGTTGATCAAATTGTTGACCGGGATGCCGTGCGGATCCTGGAAGCCCAGATCGAACGTGGCCACGCGCCGCGCATCCTCCCGGCCCCAGCGTGGGATGGCCGGGCGGAGCAGGGGATTGGGCTCGACGTAGCCGATCTGGGCCATCTCGGGGGAGCCTTCGACGAAATTACTGTAACGGCAAGTCACCAGCCATTCGGTGGGGTCGCGTTGCAGTTGCGGATCGACCGCGCCGCAAATGCAGGTGCTATCGGGGTTGCCATTGGGATCGACATACGAGCTGAAGATGTAGGGGATCGTCAGGCCGGAGATTGGGTCTACGGCGCTGGAGACGATGACTTTGCCATCCGCCTTGGAGGTGGTACGCACGCGGAACGTGAGGACAGCGGTCAGCATGCCGCGTTGATCGGCGCTGCCCTGGATACCGCTATTCCAGATGCATTGCACGGATTTGACAGCCACTTCTTCAGCCCCTCGTTCCTCGTCCCTCGCCCCTAATCTCTAACGTCTGCTTGCTTGATCTCGATCGGTTTCTGCCGGCGCTGCACTTCCTCGACCTGGCGGCCGACCTCGGCATCGCGTTCCATGAGCCGGTTCTGATACTCGATGGCCGCCAGCAAACGGTCTTGCCAGCTACCACCTGCGGCCTGGGCTTCCATGCGGGCCTGCATGTTCGCGAAATCCGCGGAGCCCAACGTCATAAACTGCGGCAACTGCGGCTCGCCCATGCCGCTTTGATTGATCAGGTCCTGGGCGGATTTGCCCTTGGCCGCCAGGGCCTGCTGGCGACTGATGCCATTGGGGCCGGTCGCTTTGTCGAGTTGCTCGAAGGTATCCTGGATTTGCTTGGCGGGATCCCGGATGCCGAGCGTTTGCACGAAAGCGTCTTTGAGCTGCTTAGTGCGGGCTGTGACGATCTCGGCGCTGCCGGCGACGCCGTCGTAGGTATGGCGCAAATGTTCGAGCTGGTCGTTGAGCTTCTCCAGCGGCGTTTTCGTTTCTTCGAGAATGGCAACCTGTTCGAGCCCTTTGGCCTTGCCGAGGTCCTTTTGAATCTTGGTGATGGCATCGGCGCCCGTCTCTTTGCCGAGTTTGCCGGTTCCGACCAGATCGCTGATGGCCTTGGTCTTGCGCTCTGCCTCAGCGAAGATGTCGAGCCCACGGGCGGAGCTGCCTAGCACTTCGCTGAGGCGTTCCTGTTGCTCGGCTAGCTCGCGGATGGGCTTGACCATGTCCGCGGCCTTGCTTTCGCTGATGCCAGCTTCGACCAGTTGCAATTGCGCCCCATAGACATGCGCCGCGGCGGTGCCCTGGGTCAACGCAGCTATCTGCTTCTCGATTGCCCTGACGGCGCCTTCGGTGATCAGCCCGCCCTCTTGCAGTGCCTCGCTGCTGCCGCCCTGGGCCTTCTCCTTCTGCTCGGCTTCCCAGATTTCCTTCTGGGTGGGCGCAGCTTTCTTGATCATGGCCCAAAATGTGGCCGGGTTATAACCCTTGTTGAGAAAGCCACCGATATTGCCGTGACCCAGATCGCTCAGCGAGCCCATCGTGGTATTGAGCATGTCAGCGCCCAGGCCAATCACCGGGGCAAAAAAGCTGGCCGCTTGCCGGCCAGTACCCTTCATCGCCAGTTTGGATTCGCTGAGCGTGCGCATGCTCAGACGCATCTGGGCGGCGTCGGCATCGGAGACAGCCAGACCATAACGATCAACTTTCGCGGCCGCATCCGCAAAACCGGCGGCGCCGCCATTGATCACGTTCGACAGATTCTGGGCGCCGCGGCCGAAAATCTCGCGGGTGGCATTGGCCCTGTCGAACGCATTGCCCATGCCGGCGATGCGCTGGCTGATGAGACTGTAGGCTTCTGCAGTGCTTTTGCCGGCCAGATCGCCGCCGCTGAGTCCCAGGCCGCGCAGGGCCTTCGTGAAATCGTCGCCGCCGCCAGCGCGGACGGCGCCGATGCCGTGGCTCATGTGCTCGAGGGCCTTGTTCATCCCTTCGGCGTTATCCCCGGCCAGGAGCTCGAACGTGGCCGCCTCGCGCATGTTGAGGCCGTAGCGTTTGGCTTGATTCGAGAGCTCGACTAGGTCCTTGGCGCTCTTGTCGATCCAGGCGGCGCCGCCGGCCATGCTGAGGGGCAGGCCGAGATTGGCGATGGCGCCGCCCAGCACGGGGATGGAGGAAAGCTTCGTCTTCACATTGCCGGCGAAACGTTCGAAGCCTTTGAGAGCGCCGTCCAGGCCATTGACCCAGTCGACGGCATTTACGACCAGCTTCAGAGCGACTGGGCCGATATTTGGCATGATTCACGGGCCGCTTCGTTTTCCCAAGGCGGTGAGCAGCTTGTCCACGAAAGCCCCACGCTCCCGGAGGACGCGCCGATCCGTTGTGTTCTTCGCCCTCGGCCTGCCTCCGCCTACGCTGCGCAAGGTGCTGAAGATATCCCGCGGATCGACCGTTTGACCGCTCATCCAGCTTTCCAGGAGGGCGATCAAGAGGCCGAAGCGATAATCGTCACGGATGGGACCCCAGGGTTCGATCTCGAAATAGCGGCGCCAGTTTCGGAGCTGGCTGGCACTCATGCTTGCCAGCATGGCGTCCACATCGAGCCAGCCCTGCAGAAGCGCCAGGCGGTGGCCAAAGATCAGTCCTGGCCGCCTTCGGAGAGGTTTTTTTCCGGGTCCTCGTCCTCGCCCTCATCGAGGCCATGGACGCGGCGGAAGGCCGCATAGAGCCTGATAAGCACGGCTCCGCCTTCGCGCGCCAGGCGCTTGATATCGTCGCGCTCGAAGATCTTCTCTCCGGGAGGTGGTCCTTCTTTGGGGCCTTCGGCAGGGACATAGGCCGCCTCGACGATGGCCGCGGCCCGGAAATGGATGGCCTGGGCGCCTTTCTTGGTGCCGCGCGCCAAGCGCGTTTCCCAGAGTTCGAGCTGGTCGCCACGGATCTCGCGGATTTCGACGCGTGGCACCTTGGGGCCCCATTCGGGCGTGGGCACGATTTCCTTGGGGGGAGCCTTGGGTTGGCGGCCGAAAATGGCCTTGCTGGCTTCGCTCATCAGGGAGTCTCTCTTCTAAGTCCTGCAAAACTGGGTCTATAGCGCACGTTGAAAGCGTGCCCCACGAAGGGCTAACACAGCGTGCGCCGCGGCCTTTTCGAACGCCGCGGTTTGAACGCCAGCCGGCGAGCGGTGACGGAATCGAGAATCAACTTGTCGCCATCCGCCTGAAATTCGACGTGCACCGGATCGCCGAGGGCCAGGACGCTCAGCTCATTGGGGCCGCCGTAGACCTGCAGGTCTGTGCAATCGTCGAAGAGATAGCTCGTCTCTTTGCCGTCCGGCGCGATGATGACGATCGTGAAGGCGCCCGGTTCGTCGGCCACGGGCGTGACGCTTTTGAGCTTGTGGTCGAGCAGATTCATGGTTGGCATTTCTCCTTGGGACGCGCTGCCGGCCAGCGTTCAGGCGGCGGGCACGATGCTGATCGGCCCGCTGACTTTTATCGTTACCGGCAGCAAAATCCCTTCCTTGATCTGGATCTTATTGCCCATCGGTTTCTTGACATAGCCCAGGAAGTTGAGCTCGGTGCCGCGGCTGCTGATCTTGTTGGGGAAGATGAACAGGAATTCGCTGTCCTCGATCATGTACCAGGTGGTGAGCAGGTTGATGAGCGTCGCCTCGTTGAAAATGATGGTCTCCTGGAACTCGCCGGGATCGACCATGCCCGGGCGGAAGAAGGTCTCGATACCGCTCTGCTGGGAGTACGACTTTTCGATATCGTTGCCCATGGGCCCCGGAATGTCGAAGTCAGTACAGAAGCCCATCGAGGTGTACGAGCCGCCGCCGTTGATCGAAATCTGGATGTCGCAGCCGAGGCCGATGTACATGGTAGTGGCTAGTGGCTAGTGGTGAGTGATGCGCCCAGAGGGGAGTACAGGCATCTGCACTGCACGGATCAGCAGAGCAAAAAGGGGAAGATGAGGAGAACGGCGGGGTCAGGAGACCCGCGCCGAGCGCACTATCTAATCACTCGCCACTACCCACTGGCCACTACGCGGGCTGGTGCCACATGTACAGCAGCTTGTGTGGGTTGGGGTCGCCGATCTGGTCGCCGTGGATGGGCGGGTCGAACTCGGTTTCCTCGTCCTCGATGAAGATGCCGAGGATCTGGTATTTCACATTGTTCACCGTGACGTAGCCGCTCTCGCAGTTGATGATGTCGCCGATTTGCTCCAGGATCGTATCCGCCTGATCGGCACTGACAGCATGGCAGATCAGCAGAAACCAGGTTTCGCGCGAGCCTTCGGCGCCGAATTGGTGCACTGTGTGGTGGCCGCGGAGCTGCTGCACGATCAGGAAGGGCGGCCGCACATCCTGATCTTGGGCCAGCGGCTGAATGTTCGTACCGGTGGGGAGGGCCACGATTTCGGCGTCGCTCAGCAAGAACTGGATGAGGATCTTTTCCATGACTACACTTTGGCTACCGCCTCCTGCAGCTTGGCGATGGCCGCCGCTTCGGCCGCAGGAATCGAGTTTTCCGCTACGGTCATGAATTCTTGGTGGCGGCCGGGGCCAGCCAAGTGGACGTAATTGGCGGGGACCTGGTAGCCCTTCGCGTCCGACAGGATGCGTTTCTTGCGTTTCTGACCGAGCAGGCCGAGGATGCCCTTCTTGGCTACCTGGATGGTCAGCCGTTCACGTTTATATTGTCGCAGATCGCGCACCAAGCCGTTGCCCATCATGAAGCGCGCCCGTAGCTCGTACCTACCCATCGGCTTTTTGAAGGCGCGTTTGGCGCCGCTGATGCCGACCACGATCAGGCTTTGGCGGTAGGCTTTGACCTTGGAGTCCATCGACTTCTTGAGCAGCCCGGATTCTAGCTGCGGTTCCCGTTGCGGGTCCGACACCGGAGCGGCCGCGGCTTCGGCCTCTGCCAGAATCTTGACGCCGGCATCGATGGCCTCGCGAATTACCTTGAGGCGCACATTGTCTTCAAGCCCGCGCAAACGGCGTAACGTGGCGTCGTCGCTCCCCTGAAAATCCGCTTTGAATGCCAGCGCCATGCCGATGCTCCAGCCAAACTACGTCGCCACTGTGGCTCCCGTTTCCTTGCAGAAGCATAGATGCTTGACGTGCGCCTCGTTCACGTCGACCACGGCGACGATCTGGAAAATGCGGTTGCCCTGATTCGGGTCCTGGTAGAGCCAGCGGTTGGCCGTGGTCAGGCCGGGGGTGTAGCGCAGCGTGAGCACGAGCGTCCAGTCGCCCTGCACCTGCTGGGCGAAGAACAGTTTCTTGCCGCCTTTTTCGTCGATCGCCACCGAACGCGGCAGATTGCCGACATTCTGCCAGTCGGGGATGCGTTTGTTTTGACTGTCCTTGGCGGTGCCGACGTCTTTCTGCAGCCAGCACTTGCGGTCGAGCCTTCCTGCTTCCAGGATTTCCGCCTCGCGCGTAGCCACTTGCAACTCCAAGAGGGGCGAGGGAATAGGGGCTAGGGGCTAGGGATCGGGGGGCTTCGCCCGCCAATTTGCGACATGAAAGCGGCCAAAGGCCGCACCAGCCCACTCGCCCCTAGTCCCTACTCCCTAATCCCTACTACGCATACGATCCCCAATCCTCGCCGTCGAGGAGGTCCTGGATCGCCTTGGGCATGGGCATGTCGAGCTCGCCGCGGTTGGCGTACTGCCAGCGGACGTGCAGGCGCATGGCCTGGCGGAGCGTCGCCGGGATCTGCGTGGCCAGGCCGTAACCGCACGTGAAGGTCACCAGGATCGGATACTGGCGGTCGGGTTCGAAGGGCGGCCAGATGATGAACGGGGCGCGCTGGATAAAGCCTGCGCCACGCCAGGGGGTGCCAAACAGATATTCGGACGGGTCGAGGACCTGCAGCGTGCCGTTGTAGTCGTAGTACTGAATCTGAGTCACCGCCTGCAGGGGCGGCCAGGGCAGCATGAGCCGGCGGCTATCGATCCAGGCCTCGACTGGCACTTGATAGGTGGCGGTCAGCAACTGGCGGTGGCCGGGGATGTTCTCTTCGCAGTAGAGCGCCGCCACGCGGATATATTCTTCGACCAGGTCGTTGTCGTAGTCATCCTCGATGCGACAATGCTTCTTGGTGAGCTCGACGTCGAGATAGGGGCCATCCGTGGCGGGCGTGACGATCGACAGAGGGCCCAGCATCGTCGGCCGAAACCGCGGCTGCCGGGGCTCCATGTAAGGCGTGAGACCGTTTCCCCACATTGCGCACCGGGAAAAGTAGACAGTAGATGGTAGACAGTAGACGGTAAACGGGCTTGGTTTGCTGTCTACTGCCTACTTCCCCGCCGAGCGCACCTCGAGGCTCCGATCTCAGTTCGGATCCCCCCTGCGAATCCGAACCGATTTCGGAGTCTCGAGCTGCGCTCAGCGCAAATACAGCACCACGCTGCCCTGCTTGGCGTTGCCGGCGCTGGAGACCACCAGCGTGAGCTGATCGTCGAGGGCGATGGGGCGTTCGCTGGCAGTGGTGCCGTCGTAGACTTTCACGCCGGGGCAAATGTGGCTGGGCCCACCGCTGGAAACGCTGGCGCCTTGCCCCGCCAGAACATCCATGCCGTTCTGGTCGGTGAGCTGCACGCCATAGCCGGTTGTCGGTGTCGGCGTGCCCTGGACGAAAACCACGCGGAGCAATTCGCCGGAGACATACAGGACATTGCCGTTGCCATCGACGGCGACCTGGCTGACGGCGCCGCCGGCAGTCGACGTCCAGTTCAGCGTGATCTTGGTGATCGGCCGCATGGGGCCTTTGCCCAGGCTTTGCACGATGCCGGTGAGTATTCCGGACGCCACGGCATGCCCTCAAAGTAGACAGTAGACAGTAGGCGGCCTGGCCTTCTGCGCTGGGCGTGGGTCTCCTGGCCCCGCCCGACTAAATCAACGTCCCGGCAGTTGCGATCGCGGCCGCGTAGTAGTTGCAGCCGACCCAGCTCGCGGCGGCTGCCGTGAAGGGCGCCGTGCCGGACAGGATCTGGCAGCAGTTGTCGCTGATCTGACCCGTGCTCGTGCTCACCAGCACCACCGACTTCGTGTTCGAGGCGGTCAGGTTCTGGATGTAATTGTTGACGATGGCGATATTCGTGCATGCCGTGGTCTGGTTGAGGAGCACGCCGGCCGAAACGTTGTAGGCGCCCGAGAAACGGCAATTGCTGATGCGGATGGCGTCGCCGCCCACAAGGATGATCGCGCTGCTGGTGCCGGCGTTGTTGGAGCCGTGGAACGAGCAAGAATCGACGATCAGGCGATTGGCCGCGGCCGTGGTGGTGATGACCGCGGCGGCCTGGTTGGTCCCATTGGCATGCTCGAACTCGCAGCCCAGGATCGAGCAGTCCGCGGCACTGATGTTCACCATGGAGGTGACCGAGGCCACGCCCATGCCGGTAAAGGTCAGGTTCTGCACGGTGCAGCCGGCGGCGGTGATGATGAACGAGGCGGCGGCGGCGGTCGTGTAATTGACCGTGCCGCGCTGGCGACCGGTGCCGATGCCGCGGACCGTGACGCCGGCCACATTGACGTTGACCGTGCCGGCGGCGATGACGGTCTCGGTGTGGTTGGCCATCACGAGGATCAGGTCGTTATTGTTCGCCGTGCACTTGCCGATGGCGTAGGCGATCGAGGCGAACGGATCCTCGGGGGAGAGGCCGGTAGCGGTGGTATTGTTCCCGGTGGCGCTATTGACCCAGTAGACGTTGCCATGGGCGCGCAGTTCGTCGTAGAAGGACGCCAGGGCGTTCCACTTGTTGCCGCCGACGGGGCTGAAATGCGTTTTGGGCATGTGGGGCTCCAAAAGTAGACAGTAGACAGTAGGCAGTAGACAGCAGGCCAATGGGGCCGGTCTTCTGCCACCTGCTATTTACTGTCCCCTGTCCACTCCGTACTTATCCTCGAAGAAGGCCCGCGCCTTGCTCCAGGCGTCTTCGGCCAAGCTCTCAAGCGTTTTGTGGGCAGCACTGGGAGAAACCACCAGGGCGCAATAGATCTCCCTGGCCAGGCTTTCAATACGCTCCGCCCGGCTCGGGCTGTCGGCTTTCTTGGCTTCGGCCATGTCGCTAAATCCTCTCCTGGTTTTCCCTCGCCCCTGGCCCCTATTCCCTCGTCCCTAGAAGGTCAAGGGCGAGAGATTCAGGAAGGGCCGCTTGGCGCCGGAGCGCAAATAGGTCACGGACATCACGTCCGAGGCATTGTTCATCGTGATACGGCCGGCGACCCAGAGGAGCGGCAGCGTCAGGCCGGCCGAGGCACGGATTTCTTCGAGCTGGCCGGCTTCGATTTCCAGCGAGGCGCCGTTGAGCACCAAGCTGCCGGTGAGGGCGCCCGAGCTGACGATCTGCTGAATGTTCGTTCCGGAGCTATCGGTGGCGGCGACGATTTCCAGGAGCGTCAGGCCGGTACCGGTGAGCACGGCGTTGCAGGCGGACAGGAAGAAGTACTCGTAATTCTCCATGCTCACCCACTGCGGCGTGGGCGTGCTGTTGGGGGTGACCACGGTGGCCGTGGCGGCGCCGGGGACGTGCACCAGCGTCTGCACCAGGTTGCGTGAGCCCACATGTTGGGCGGTGAGTTGGGATGCCATTTCGACTCCTAGTGGCGAGTGGGTAGTCGCGAGTGGCGAGCGAATGCCAGAGCCTTACCGGATCCCGCCCTCTTCTGAATGTCGTTACTCCTGATCACCAGCCACTATTCCCTAGCCACTACTAGCGCCCCGCCAGCACCACGAACGGGCTCAGGGTGCTGGTGCTGTTGACAGGCGTCAACGGGCTTCGCCACCAACATATCGCCGCATTGCGAATCCAGAATTTGAACGCGCGTTCGTGATTCACGAAGCGGACGTGCACGCTTTCCGCGCTTTCCAGAGGTGCATACGTTCCTTCGAGATACTCACTCCATGTGCCCAGGAGGAGATCGCCGGCTGTGCCCAACGTTTGGGCATATTCCGAGAACATGAGCGGTCGCCCCAGGAGGCGGTTGGGGATAGGCCCTTCGACATTCGTCTCCCAGATCATGCCCGTACCGGCCACGCCCACGGATTGGTTGAGCAATCCGAGCTGCGGCAGTGTGTCGTGGTTGGCGATCCACATCGCGCGGCCATAACCCCAGGAGCGCGACATCATCGTCAGGATGTTTGTCAGCGTGATCGTTTTGGTGGCTTGGCCGTTCTCGGCGGGGGCGGTGACCAAGTATGGATTGCCGGTGTTGAGGACCCCCTCGAACTCGCCGGCACCGCTGCCGGTCAAACGCTCCTTGATCAGCGCATACTGGAACTGCTCCTTGAAGCCGCGTTCGAGAATGGCAATGAACGTGGTCGGACTATCGACCAGCAATTCCTCGGTGGCGTAAGCCAGGCCAAAGAGGGTATGGGCGGCGAGCAGGAGTTGCTCGAGCTGCGTACGGCTGGCGGTACCGGCTACGGTTTCCGGGCGGCGCGTGACAGTCAGACCGCCGGCCACGCTGGTCGTGTGGTTTTTGTCGGTGCGTGCGGGGATTGTCACCGAAGGCGTGGTCATCGGCACGCGCGTGATCATCGACCCCATGGGATCGTCTTCGGGTGTCAGCGCCAGGAAATCCGGGCTGAAGCCCATGGGGATGAGGAATGACCCGTAAGCATCGCTGGCCCCGGACGCTTCATCACTGCCGACAGTCAGCAAGGGCTTGAGGCGCGGATCGGCACGATCGGAGTGGAGACCGGCCTGCATGACGCAACCGAGGAATTCGCGCGGAGTTCTGAAGCCGCGACGCTTTTCCGCTTCATGGTCGATGGGCTGAGCCGCAACCACAAGCTGCGTGCCGGCAGGAGGGTCGGCATCGGTCCTACGAGGAAGTGGCGTGCGCTCCGCCTCGGCGATGCGGCGGCGGTTGGCGTCCATGTCGGCCTTGAGGCGCTGCCGTTCTTCGGCGCGGGTGATCTTGTCGTTTTCCCGGTCGATGGCGGCCAGCACGGCCTTGCGGCTGGTCTGCAGCCTGTCGTGTTCGGCGAGCTGCTCGGCGGTGAGCTCCGGGTTGAGCAGGAGCTTGTCGATTGTGGCGTCGATCTCTTCGAGGCGGGTATACAGCTTCTCGAGGGTTTCCATCGGCTCGTCTCCGCGGCCGATGGACAGGAAGGGGGCATGTGCCATCGGCCAGCTCATGAAGAAGTGGCCAGTGGCTAGTGGTCAGTGGCGAGACAACTTCTCAGCACTACGCACTATTCACTATCCACTACGAGTGGTCCGAGCAGCCACGCCGAAAGCTGAAGGCAGTCGGGCAGGTCTACTGTGCCGCGCGAGCTGAAGGCTCGAACGTCGAGATCGAGTGTACAGGGGACGGACGGGAGTGATTTGGAGTGCGGCGCTTTGTCGCCGCTTTTGTTTTTGGTTCAGAGAAACAAAAGCGGCGGTATAGCCGCCGCACTCCAAAGAAGTTCAGCCGTGCTTGCTCGCCGTCGGCGCTGCCGGCAGGCGGTTGGCTTCCATGATCTTCCGCCACGCGGTGCTGACGACGCTCGCGCGCGCGTGGAAGCGCTTCTCCAGGATCGTCCGGCAGCGGGGTGTGTCACCCTGGCCGCAGAGGCTGCGATCGCGACCGCTGCCTATGTCCGCGCTGGCGAGCACCACCCAGGCCTGCAGGGTGAGATCGTCCTCGGCGACGATGTGGGCGGGGAGGCGGACCGAGTTGGCGATGTAATCGATGCCTTGCTGATCGAGGCGCTGCTGGACGGCCGGCCAGTCGAAGGGCTCCAGGATGGCGGCGTGCACCTGGGGGAGGGCTTCGAGGTGCTCGGCCAGGAGATCGAAGGGACTTTTGGTCTTGGCCACGGACCACTTCCTCTGCTGTCTACTGTCTACCGTTTACTTCGTGCTGCCGAACAGGAGGGAGCATAGCAAACGGAGAACGCTTGGACGCCGCTTTTTTGGCGGCCCGGTTGTGAGCCATCGACTGCCGTGGCCTTGGAGGCGGCGCAGACGGTAGATCTCCGCAATGAGGCGGGGAACGTCCTCGAGGTAGCGGACGGCGAGCTCATGCGTCATGATCGACCGGCCAGCCAGCCAACGGGATTGGAAGCCGGGAGGGATCAGGGCGCGGAGCTCGGCGAGCTCGGCGTCGGTGATCGGCGGCGCGGGGCGTTGCAGTTGGCTGGTCAAGGGTAAGGCCTCGCTTGGTAGGTCAGGTTTCCAACCTGATCGGACAGGTTGGAAACCTGTCCTACTGATCCATGCGTTCCCGGATGCTGATGGCGTGGCACAGCCCCGAGGTCCCATCGGGCTCGATGTGCACACCGTGTGCATCGTCGTAGGGAAGACGTTTGCTGCAGCCTCCACAGATGGCGGCGGCACAGGCCATGCGTTCCTGTTGCACAGCAGTGGGCAGCTCGCTGCGGCGGCGCAGCAGACAGAGCACGGTGGGTTTCATCGGCACGCAGGCGACGCGGCTCATTTCGGCGCCGGGGAAGCCTTGCACGTATTCCCAGCCGTCCGCCTCCCAGGCGTTGAGCCTGGGGATCATCGTGACGGGGTCGAGGTCGATCTTTTCGAAGCGGTGCATGCTCGGGGCCGAAAAAGTAGACAGTAGACAGTAGACGGCGGATCGGGCCCGTTTGCTGTCTACTGTCTACTCTCTACTTTTGGGCAGGTAGCGGAAGCCGCCTTCCTTGTCGAACACGACCTGGGCGTCGTCGTCGTGCAGGGAGCGGCAAACGGCCTTGATATCGTCGATGGTGACTTCGTCGCCGACGGCGAGCACCTCGCCGCGTTTGGGCTTTTCCTTGGCCTTGTCCGGCAGCAGGATGCCGCCGGGGGTTTTCTCCTGAGATTCCGAACGTCGGACCAGCACGCGATCGGACAGGGGTCGAATCTTCATGGACTTATCTCCTTGAGCGGCGAAACAGATGCCAGAGGCTGCGGGATGACGCCCAGTTTTACGCCTGGCGGGAGGATGATTAAAGGTACCGATGCCAGTGCCGTGCCCCGATGGATCGCATTCCATTCTGCGCGGAGATTTGCCTTCTCCTCACGAGTCATGCGACGCTCAAGCTGCAGGACCAGCCCGACCGGCGGTTTATCGGGCAACTCATGCAGAGTACCCAAGACAGCCGTCAAGCCAAGAGCCGCTTTGATGGCCTCACGGCGGTTCATTGTTCGATCCTCCGGGGAGCGGCGTACATGCTGTCAGCTTGTGCTACAGGCTACGGCACTTTCTATCTTTTGCGACTTGATGCCGTAAGCGGAGAACCTCGACGCTAGCCCCCTTCGCACTCGCCCCGCGCCCCTCGCCCCTATTCCCTCCCGTGAGGCGTTCCATCAGATCGCCCATGGTCATGATCTTGTCAATCATGCCGGCGGACAGGGCCTCGTCCCCTTTGAGCAGGCGGCCGTTGCCATATTTGCTGCGTACGTCGGACGGAGGCACGCCGCGGTTGCGGGCGACGGCCTTGACGAATTTCTCGTAAACGCCTTTGACGACCTCCTGGAGGCGCTCGTCGTCGTCGTCGGAGAGGGGCTCCAGGTCGTTGAACTCGGCCTTGTTCTTGGGGACCTTGGCGATCGTGCATTTGACGCCGGCCTCGGCGTAGGCGCTGGACCAATCTTCATGCACGGCGTAGACGCCGACCGAGCCGACGTCGGCACTGGGGCTGGCGCAGACCTGGGAGGCGCAGGAGCCGAGCCAGTAAGCGGCCGAGGCCATGCAACTATTGGCGATGGCGTGCACGGGCTTGACGCTGCGGGCCGCGAAGATTTGGTCGCCCAGCTCCTGGACGCCGTAGACCTCGCCGCCGGGGGAATCGACGTCGAGCACGATGGCGCCGCAGTCCTTGCTGGCGAGGGCCATATGCAGGGCCTGAGCGGTGTCCTCGGTGGAGCAACCGCCGAACAGCCAGCCCCAGAGGGACATGCGCTGTTCGATCACGCCGCAGATCGGGATGACGGCAACCTTGCCGGAGGCGAGGCGGAGCTGCTTGGCGGCGGCCTCCACGCGGGCCTTGTCGATGTCGGCCTGGCAGGGGACCGGGTTCATGTTGCGCAGGCGCAAGGCGGCGCCGGCCAGGAACTGGTGATCGGCTAGCCAGAGTTTGGTGGTCGTTGCCAGGGACATGAGCGGCTCCTTTTTCCCTCGTTCCAAGGCTCTGCCTTGGAACGCACTGCCTTGCAGGCTCTGCCTGCCATTCATGAACGCCGTTGCCCGACAATGCACCCACCTTGGGAAAACGAGGCGGAGCCTCGCATGCATTGCGTTCCCAGGCAGAGCCTGGGAACGAGGGGCTGTGCTAGCACTGCCCTTCCAAGATTTTCTCCGCCCACTCGGCGGCCCGTTGCGTGGGCCAGCTTTCCAGTTTGGCGGCGAATTGGGCGGGGGTGTCTCGATTGTACATGTCTCGCAGGAGCCTCATCGACTCACCGGTGATCGCCGCGGCAATGCCCTGCGTGTCGACCACCTGGAAATACTGGCGCAGCAGCAGGGCGGGCGCCTCCAGGGCGGTAAACAGGTTGGCCCGGTGGCCCGGATAGAAGCCGGCTATCCAGGCTTCGAGGTCCTTCCCCTTAGCTGCCGCCGCCCGCGCTGCCTGTTTTGCTTCTTTCCCGAACATGCGGCCCAGCACATCTCCAAGGACCGCCTGAACTGCCTGACGTTGAGCGTCGGTAGTGGTGAGTGGCGAGTGGCGAGTGGCGAGAGCTGCATTGGGGGCTGGCTTGCCATCATTATCTCCGCCGCTACTATTGTCACCGCTGTTTCCATTGCTTTTGCCATTCCTCTCTCCGTTTGCTCCTGTTCCTTTTTTGCTCCCATCGCCTGCGTCATCATCCTCATCGTCGTCGTCTTCGGGATCCACGGCGCGGCGGCCGATCATGATCGCGAAGTGCTTGTACTGCTTCTTCCGCCAATCCTCGTCGTGCCAGCCCTCGTTCCATCTCTTGTAGTCAATCACCATCTGGCCGGGGGCCTGGTCGGCGCCCTCGCCTTCGAGCACGTTGTCGATCGAGGGATCCTGGACCTGCACGAACCCAGGCCAGACCGCTGCCACGGCGACGTAATGCCCGTAGTTAAAGGAGGCCTGTTTCGAGGGCACGCCGTATTCCTGGATGGGGCAGATGCAGGCCTTCCCTTGCCGCCAGGCTGCCCGCAGATCGTCGATGGTGAGATCGTGGCAGGCGGTCACAGCCAGGCCGAGCTCGGTGAAGTACTCCACGATGCGCATCGGCTCGGTGCTGTGCTCGACGGTGGTGCCGAGGACGGTTTTCCATTCTTCCAAGGTTTTCGGGCCGACCTTGAAGAGACCGCCGACCGACATGGAGGCGGCGGCGCCGCAACTGTAATTGTCCTTCTGGCGGACGTCGGAGTAGGGGAGGGCCTGGTCGTTGTCCTTGAGATCGCCCCATGCGAGGGATAGGACCGATGGGTCCGATGGGACCGATGCGCCGGCCGGCGCGGGGAGAAGGTTCTGGCCCTGGCCACTCACCACTATTCCCTGGCCACTACCCTGCACCATGCGCTCGACGGTGGTCCAGTTGCCGGGGACGAAGTGCACATCGCCGAGCTCGGCGGGGAGGACCTCGCGGTTTTCCAGGCGGCGGACCTCGTTGATCGACAGGATGCCGATGCCCAGGGCGATCTGGTAGCCCTTCATTCTGGTTTCGAAATCGCCGCGGAGCAGGCCGGTGAGCTCGTGCTCGAAGAAATAAGTCTCGCGTTCCTTGGGCGTGAGCAGCTTCCAGTTGCAATGCTGCTCCTTGCGGATGAGCCAGGGCATGAGGCCGTAGACGACGAACTCGAGGCTCTGCATCTCGATCGAGGCGTAGCTGGCCTTGTCGAGCAATCCAGCAAAATGAGCTGGAAGTTTGTAAAAACGGCAGAAGATTTCCTCGACGTTGAGCTTGCGCGATTGCAGATATTGGGCGGCTTCGTTGGGAACTGAGATCGGTGTATACTCGGCTTCTGGCGGGAGAAGGATGACCTCGCCAGAATCAGGACTTCCATGGACTTCGCGCCACTCTGCCCGAAAGCTTGCTCTGGCATCTCGATCCTTCATCCCGGGAATCTTCAACACACCGCGGCTGGTGGCTCCGGAACTGAAGAATGTGGCGGCGTGCCGGGCCATGCCCAACCCGGTGCCGATGTCTTCGCGGGCATAGGGGATGCAGCCCTTGCCCCACATGCCCTCTTCGCTGATGCAGCCGGGGATGTGCAGGATCTCGTCGGCGCGCATCGGCGTTTCCGACCCATCGTTGTTACGGATGAGGTAGGGAAATTCGGCCGAAACCTCCGTGTCGCCTTGCTTGCGCGGCTTGACGCGGCTGGGGTGGATGGGGTGCAATTCCGCTAATTGGCCTCGTCTATCTCTCACAATTTCCGCGAATCCGTTGCCCCAATTCACCGTATGTGCGGCCCTACTTTCCCAGAACGGCATCGCCGTCATCGACTGGTTGGGCTGGCAGCTCACCACGTGATGAGTCTGGTGATCCATGGCGATGCGCTTGCCGCCGTCGGGCAGCCGCTCGTAAAGGTTGAAAGGCAGCATCGAGGGGATTTCGGACAGGATGCGCGTGGCGCACCAGACGGCGGCATAGGTCAATGCCAGGCCATGATCGACGACGACGCCGGCCTGGGTGCGCATCTGGCCGCCCCACCAGTAGCGCGAGAAGCCCGAGCCCATGGGCTGCCAGTCGGCGTAGAAGGCTTTGGGGCGTGGCCGGCCGTAGATCAGATCGAGCATCGTGGTAGGGGCGAGGCAATAGGGGCTAGGGGCGAGTGAGCTGGGGCGGCCCTTGGCCGCTTTTATGAAAGAACTGGCGGGCGCAGCCCTCCAATCCCTCGCCCCTAATCCCGATCCCCTCTTCCCTCCTCCCGAAGGCGACTATGGGTCAGTAACGCGAACAGGATCGTGCAGGGGAGGATCAAACCGAGGGGAGGCCAGGCCATCCACCAGCCGGCAATCATGCCGGCAAAGGAGCCGATGCCTAGCCAATCGCGGAGCGTGAAGAGCTGGGAAGCAAACAGGAGGAAGCGACGGGTGGGAGGCCAACGCCGGCGACAGATGTCTCGGGCGCGCGCAAGCAGCTTGGCGACAAGGGCTCTCATGGGGTACTAGACAGTAGACAGTAGACGACGGGGCATCTCTGGCTGCTGTCTACTGTCTACTCCTCAGGCACTCTACCTCGTTCCCTTTCCGGCATGCGGTCACGCGCGGGGGCGACGCTCTCGCGTCCGGGAATCAGTAGAGCAGATTGCACAGGAGGAAACGGAGAGAACGGAGCCGGTGCAGGCCGATGCAGTTGTCGCGTACAATCAAGGCATGTGGAAAATCCTTTTCAAATCCGAAGCCCATCAATATTTCCCTTTGCTGAGCGTGGCCATCGAGCCTAACGTCAAGGCGCGCGAGCTAAGCGATCCTTTGTCGCCTTGGCGGCAATTCGTGGCCATCGAGCCGGCCTTTACAGGCACGATGGTGAGCGAGTCGCTGATCGAGCCCGATTCGCTGGGAGTGATCCTCGCAACCGATTCGATATGCCGCCGCAGAATAAGGGCACTGATTCGCGTCAAATCCGCTAGGGTGCGTTTGGCGACGGAGGAGGAGTGCGAACAGATTCCACAAAGCAGGCGCGCGCTGCCCTGGAAATCGTTTGTCTTCGAGATGCAGGTGGAGGGGGCTTTCGGACCAAACTCCGCTGCGGTCGATGTCTTGCCCTTCAGGGTCTTGCCCATCAGGGATGTGAAGATTGTAGAGGCCGACGCGCCGATCATCGTGGAAGCAGAATAGGGGCAGTTCTCCGTTTCCTCCGTTTCAATCAGGGAGTCGCTTATACGCTGGGCCTGTTCGGGAGCGACCGTGATGATGCCGACGCGCATGTCTCCGTTTGCTCCGGTTTGACAACGATGATCTGGCCGCTGTCCGGACCACGCTGAAGCGCTTCCCATTCGGCGCGAAACTTCGCCTCGGCCTTTGCATCGGACGTTCGGACGAAGGGCCTCAGTTCGCTCGGCCAGAGGATGCGGATCCGGAATCGACCTACCTTGAGGAATTTCAGGTAGCCATAGCGCTCAGAGAAGCAGGGCGGATTTCGCCGTCCATCCGTGAAGTGCAGCCCAAGGCCAAGGATGCGGAACCAAAAGAAGCCGTGGCCGGCCATGGCAGACAGAAACGGGAGCTGCAGCATGATGCTGCCATTGCGGCGACTGAGTCCCCAAGAAATAAAGTCCAGCATCTTCACGTCTCCGCTCCCTCCGTTTGCTCCTGTTCTACCTCTTCACCTCGCCCGCCAAGCAAGTGCCGATGTCGCGTGCCACATGTTCCGGCGGTGTGCCAAAGGGCCAGGCGATCGTAACGCCCAGGGGCAACTGGCCGTCGTGATCTTCGGCGGCCAGCAGCCCGACCAGGGTCGAGGGCGCGCGTTCGTGGAGATAGGAACCGACCAGGGCGATGTTTTCCCGGCCGAAGAGGCAGTCGAGGATCGCGGCGTGAAAATGCCTGTGGGCCAGGCTGATGCCGCATTGCAGAATGTTGGGCGCGATGGTTATTTCGATCTTGTTGCAGGCGAGTGCATGGCTTAAGGGGGCGTTGGCGGAGACCAGCAGGGCACGGGGGCAAAGCGGCAAATAGCCCGCGGCCTGGGCATGGTCGATCAGCGGCTCCATCTCCAGGTGATGCTTGGCGGCGAAAGCCAGGGCATCGCGCATGGCAACGCGGCGATCGTTGGTGCCGGGCAGCCTGTGAGCCAGCAGCATTCCGGAGTCGATCCATTTCACGACGGTCTTGTCGGCGACACCGAAAAGGCGGGCTAGCCGGCCGGTTCGCAGCGATCCGGAGTTGCCGTTTTTGTGGGTGATCGTGCTCTCCGTGTTCACTGTCCGCGCCGCCCTGAGGGCCTGCGGCTAACCACTCGCCACTACCCACTAGCCACTACCCACTACTCAGTCCCGCAGCATGCCCGGCTCGTACCACTCGTCGCGGCGCGTCTTGCCGATGGCCTGGCCGATGGCCATGGCTTCGGCAACGATGCCGTCGATCTTGTCGGCGCTCTTTTTGCGGGCGGGCATCACGCAGCCTAGCCCATCGGAGCGGACGACGGTGTTGCCGGCCATCCAGCGGTTGACCGGATTGCCGCCGTGGCGGAGCTGGCCGGTCTTGAGGAGCCGGCTCATCATCACCAGCGGCTCGTTGAAGTTGGCGATGGATTGGAGGACCTTCTCCATCGTGAAGCCATCGGACTGCAGCTCCTGGGCGATCTGGCCGGCGTTCCACGGGTCGTAGCCGACCGACTTGACGTTGAAGCGGTCGCCGATGGCGCGGACGTCGCGGCGGACCTGGGCATAGTCGAGCTCGTCGCCTTCGGTCTTCTTGATCAGGCCTTGCTGAATCCAGTCGTAATAGGTGCGGCGATTGGTGCGTTCGCGCTCCTGGTTGACGTCCTCGGGGACCCAGCACCAGAGCAGCAAGGTATAGCCGCCGTCTTCATCGGGGAAGGCGAGCGCGAAGCACGTCATGTCGAGCGTATTGGCGAGGTCGAGGCCGCCATAGCAGTCGCGGTCGTATAGAGTGTCGACAACAACGACGAAATGGCTACAGGCGTCCCATTGCTGCATGTCGAAGTAACCGACGATCGCATCTTGCCAGAGATTCAGGCGGAGCTGCCGGAAGGCGGCCCGGTCGCTGGGCGTGCCGTTCTTGGCCTCTTTGAAGTCGGCCCGGAACTTGTCCAGAGAGATCGTGTGGCCGAGCGAAGGATTGGCCTTCCGCCATTGCTTCTCGTCTTCCCAGAGATCGTTGCCATCAGCTTCGGCAATGTAGACGAGGAGGCGGGTGTCGTCGGTGTTGCTGCCGTCGCGCACGCCCTTGGCGTAGAGGTAGCGCTCGTAACCGAGGCTGGTCTTGTCGTTGCCGGCGGTCGAGATCTCGAAGAAGATCGACTGACGGCGGGCGGCGCCGGAATAGCGCAGCGTGTCATACAGTTCGTGGCTACAGCAATGCAGCTCGTCGATCACGGCGAAATGAGCATTGATGCCGTGGCCGGTCTTGCGGGCCTCGGCCGAGAGAACCGTATAGAAACTGGCTTTCTGCTCGAAGACGATCCGCTTGACGCTGGCGATGACCTGCAGATACTTGAGAAGGGCGGGCGATTGGTTGACCATGTTCCGGACGGCCCGGAAGACGATGCCGGCCTGGTTGCGGTCGCGGGCGGCGCCGTAGATTTCCGCGGCCGCCTCGCCGTCGGCCAGGAGCATGTACAGGATGAGCATGGCCGCGAGCGTGCTCTTGCCGTTTTTCTTCGGGATCCAGATCGATGCTTTGGAAAAGCGGCGGCTGCCGGCGGCATCTTTCCAGCCATAGAGCGGGCCGACGACGTGCTGCCATTCCCAGTCGAGCAGCTCGAATGGCTTTCCCGCAAAGTCGCCTTCGGCGTGGCGGCAGAATTTGGCGGAGAACTGGCGGACGCGGTCGGCAGCTTGGAGATCGAAGCGGCAGCCGGCATCGACGGCGCGCTCGTCGGCGGCGGAGCGGATCCATTGCTTGGTGATCTTGTCGATGCGGCTCATGGAGGCCGGGGCTCACAGGAGAGGCGGTCGATCGCGCCAGGTCGATTCGGCGGCTTGCCCCGGCAGGCCGACCCAGCGATCGAAATAAACCCTGCCGTCCTCGCCGAGGTGCAACGCCGCCTGATATTCGGAAATGACGTCCCCGTCGGCCACGTCGGGGAAATCGAGGCAGGCGATCTTGAGCGCGACCAGATCTTGACCGAAGAAGAGGTGAGGGGAGCGGTCTACCACCTTAGCATTCGTGGGCAAGGCCTCGATGATTTCATCGACGCAAGCGCGGTTGACTTTGAGGATGCCCAGTCGCATGTGCTAGCCTCCGTTTACGAACCGACGAACAGCTTGAGCTCGTCTTCTTCCCCTCCGGAGCCACCTTCGAGGTGCAGGCGAGCGCGACTCGCCGCGGACATGCCGAACTCGGAGTAGAACGTGTGCATTTGCTTCAAGGCACGGTTGAGAGCGCCGAGGTAGGGGTTGGGTTTGAATTGCCGATCGTCCTTCACGACCTTGCCCTCCTTGTCGCGCTCGACGGTGCCTGTCTGGATTACCTCGCCGGTGGTCTGGACGATGCCCTCGAGTTTGGCCCAGCGGCTATAGGACTGGCAGGCGGCGGCGAGCATGGCGCGGTCGACGCGCTTGAGGAGGCCGGCCGCGTGCAGATCCTTGACCAGGCGCCGCCATTCGGCCTTGGCCTGGGCGTCGAGGTGATCGGGGCAGGTGGGCAGCCCGGGCGGCAGCTTCGGCTCGGCGGCGCGTTTGCGCTTGCCGGGGTTGCCGTGCAGGTCGTGGATGGCGTTCGGGATGGGTTTACGGCCACGCATGGATCCGAGCGTAGCCAAAAGGCAGGGATGAGGGAGAAGGGGCGAGGGGGTGCAGACGTGTGTACTAGGCAGGGCTCGGCCTGGTAGCCTCTTGGGCGCGGGCCGGCGCCTTCCGTCTCTTCTCGCCCCTAGCCCCTGGCCCCTCGGCCCTCGGTTTCAATGGTAATTACATACTTCGCTCATCATGGCCTCCAGTTCACACCTGCGAAATATTGCCGTCCCTACCTCTGCACCTTCAGCCTGCGCAGCACGTCACCATAATACTCCTTTTCCCACTCGTTGCGGCCACTTCCATCGCCCCCGCGCCCCTCCAGTCGACAGGTGCGGATTTGGTTTCGTTCCCAGCGCCCGCAGCCCAACATAGCGTAGACGGGATGCACCGGCAGATCGTTCGCAGCCAAATAGCCAAACACATCCGCCTCGGTCCACCAACCCAACGGCGCGCACGCATTCGGGCTCGCGAGTCCGTATTTGCGCATGCGGATCTTACGGCCCCCAGATTCCTGCGCTCGGATACCGCTGACATATCGAGGGCCAAACTCATCTGCTGCCTGGGCGAATCCAGCCTCCAGGCTTCCCGTGGCGTGCCAGGCATAATGCCCCTCGCGCAGATGCATGATAATTTCCCGATACGTCATTGGCCATCGGGAAAGGAAGGCGTCCCGGACCGATTTACAGTCCGGGTTGTACAGTGGGATTTGCTTGACCCAGACCAACGGAATCACCAGTCCTGACTGGTATATCAAGTGAGCCAGAGCAACCGAGTCTTTTCCCCAGCTCACGCTGGCATAGTTCGGGTTGAATTCTCGGATCGCGGCCAATGCCTTGGATGGCTTGTCGCCGAGCATCTTGCCGCGAGCGAGGTCGGCCCCTTCAAGCTCCAGCCATAGTTCTAAATCTTCTGGTCGGTGTCTCTGCGATGCAATCAGCATGGCGTCACTATTTCACACCATCTTTGAGGGTGCCAATAAGGAGGACAGCAAGCGCCGTGATCGGAACGGAAACCGATCAGGCTCTTCGGCAGCCACTTCCCCGCCGGCAGCGTCCTCATCAGCAGCGTGCCATTGGGATGTGGCGCAAACCACGAATAATCCTCGCTCGCGTCCTCGATTTCCCACTCTCGAATCCGACCATAGCCATCCGCTACTTTTTTGCCGAGCGACGGAACGTCGCGTAATGCCTTGGCGACATTGCGGCGATTGCCCACGCATGCCCATCGCACGCAACTAATGATTCTGATTCGTAACGGCAGCCGGTAGCTTTTGGTCCAAGCGTTCGTCGTGGCCACGATTCTGCGCTCGCCTGGCGCAAGCAGAGTCGCATACTCGGCGGCGATTTTCTTGCAGATGTGCTCGACTGTCTCCTGCTCAGGAACCGGCATGACCGGATTGCTGCACTTGGCGACTGGCCACGGGCCCAAGTTTTGCCGTAAAATCGGAATGTTTATGGCCGCCAATGGCGGCGCGGGCAGAGAACGATCAATGTGATAATGCGGCAGCCCCGCATTCTGCTTCGCGCGAAAACTTGCTTCAAAAGGCGATAGCGCCCATTCCAGCAGAGCGTCCAATTGTGGAGGATCGCCTGCAAGAGCTGAGGCGAGGCGTGCTGTCACAAGCAACGGCCCGGTACTCATGCAAGTCCCTCTTTTGTCTTTTTGCTCTTCTTCTCGGTGCGCGCCGCAAAGGCTTCGTTCAGCCATGCCGCCGCATCGTCTCGGACGGCCAGTGCGTGCTCTTGGTAAGCCCCGACCAATGCGTCTTGGTCACCCTCCAGATGCACGGCCATGGTTAACCGCCCATGCCCCCGCGCGCCATGGCCGCCGATGGTTCCGCTTTGCTGCTGCCACATTTGCAACGAGTGCAGCAGCGCTCCTGCCTCCAGCTCGCTCCCGTGCTGAATTGTGAAACCATGCACGAACAGGCTCCCGCGCATGACTGCCTGGCCGGCAAAAATCATCTGATTGCTTTTGCCGTCTCGGTTCTCGCCGCACGGAATTTCACCATCCTGCTCTGGCAACAAATCGAGTGCTGTCCGCTCCGCATCCATGCGCGTATATTGATACCCCGAGACAAACGTCTCGGCCGTCCGCAAGGCGTGATCTGGCAGTAGCCAGTCCTCCGGCAACATCGATGCGATTGTTTCGCGGTTCTCCTGGCAAACCAGACATCCGCGCCACACCAACAGCGACCCGGCGAGTATCTGATCGGGCAGTGTCCCTCCCAGCATGCGCAGCAACGGGAAGATCCGCTGCATATCGGCGATGCGCCGGAGATTTTCCCGTCCTCCTCCCTCGGTAAGATTGCCGCCATGCAGCAGGAAATTGAGCTGTGGCAACGTAAGCTTGCCGCGTAGGTCGTAGGCGTCGATCAGCCAACGGGCTCCCGGCTCGCGCACGCACCGATGCCGGATCGCGTTGCCAGAGAGCATCGGCACCCACATTACCCCGCGATCGGTGATCACAGGCTCGCGGGCCACGATGGACTCATTGCCTTCCGATCGCGACATGTGCGTGATCGGGGCAGCCGCTTCGGAGAGGCAAAAGATGTCGTAGTTCGCGCTCACAGCTCTACCTCCTTGGTTTTTACCTGCTCCCAGCGAGCCCGGCCATGCGTCAGCACCGCATATTGATGGGTGCTAATGTAATGGAGCAGCACCAGCCGCCATTCGGCTGTACGCACGGCCCATGTCAGCCGGAGCTGCGTCAGTGCATCACAAGCAGCCGCCTTGCCGGGATCGGCCTGGACGTGCTCCAGGCACAGATCCGTGAAACGATCCAAGTCGTCATCAGAGACCTTCGCGCACGAGGTGCTAAAAGCGCTCCCGATACGGCCCCAAAGTGTCAGACGGTCCAGGCTGTCCCCGAATAGGTGAGCCAAGATCGAACAGAGGCGTATCGCGGTCTGCTTTACTTCGACCTTTTCGATTTCTCCCGGATGTTGCTCCGGGTCCTGGAGCTTCAACAACTTGCGGCGAAACTCCTGATGATCCAATGTTTTCAGGGAATCCAAGAGAGCAATCCTCCTTATTAGGGCTCAGCCAAACAGCGAGCCGGGACAGGGGTTGGTCGCGGACGGTTATCCACGAGCCCAGTAGCTCTTCTCCATTGGAATATCGTTCTATGACTGCCATGCCGAATCGAGGCGTGATTGGTATAGCAAGAGCAGGCTTGCCGGTGGCGGCGATGAGCCGCCCGCACAATTGCAGCCGGTCATCCAATTCTGTGTGGTAATAGGTAATGCGCTCGCCCTCAAGTGTCACCGTCCAGGGCTCAGGTGCACCAGGATTCACGACGCCGCGATAGAGCAAGTGTCGCTGGCCAGAATCGGAGAGTACGATGGCCCACGGTCCGCTTGTTGCCGGACCATTCAGACAAGCGAAGCGCAGCTCCTGGAGATGGGCTTTCGTGGCTGCTTTTGCTTCATGCTCGGTGATGATCCAGCTGTAACAGCGCATTTTCTGTTTATCCCGCTGGCTGCCGTCGATCAAAGTAACGGTAGCATCTTCCCGCAGGCACAGAGAGCAACCAGCACAGACCCATGCCGATCCAGGGCAGCATACATCGTTGCGGCCGGTGAATGAACCCTTGACGTAGCGCGAAGCGGGGAAGCTTTCATCGGCGGCAGCGGCGCAATAGAAACACTGGAAGTGACCAGTGCAGCACTTCCTGTGCGCCAAGGCAAAAATCTGAGGTGTCGAGAAACAATTCGCGGTCATGAATGATTCACAATCGGTCCAAAGGGGCCGTGATGAGCTAACTATATAATTGCCTAAAGTAGGGTGCCGGCCCAACCGACCTGGTCGATGACGTCGCGGAGGGCGGAGAGTTGTTTGGCGGGATGGGTCCGCCAATTGGCCGGGTTGGCGCCCAGATCGGCTGGGTCCAAATACTCCAGCCGCAGAGGCGGCTTGGCAGGGGCAGACGGAGCGGCTTGGCGTCGTTTTGTCATGGTGCCAGGGTAGCACCCTGGCCAAGACGAATCGCTTACCAGCGTCCGCGAATGATCAGGGTGCCGATGGCCCAAAGCCCTTGCGCCACGGTCGCCAGGATCCAGCCAAGGCCGAGGCCTCCGACCAGCACGATCACCGCTGCCACAGTTGCTACGATTTCGGTCTGCATGTCTGTCTCCTTTACTATTCTCTTCGTAATTCTACCGGGAGTATTGCAGCTCGCAAGTCGATTTTGCAAGAAAGTCTGGAATTCTCCCGGTAGCAATGGTACAGTTTTCCCCAGGAGGCGAGATATATGCCATCAACCCCAAATGAACAGCGCCTGGAACTCCGCATGCAACGCGAACTCCGCCGCCGACTTACGGCCGTAGCCGCCAAGACCGGCGATTCCCTGAACGACACCGCCGTGAAACTGCTCTGCAAAGCCCTCAAGCTCCCCCCAACCCGAGGCCTGGTCGAACCGGGCCGCCGCGGCCCCAAGCCCAAGCCGCCCCCATGATTCCAATTTCGCGGGCGCACGTGCGCGCTTTGCGTACACGGTCCGCCAGGCGCGCGGCCGTAGATTTTCGGGGGGTTAGGGGGTGGGGGTCTGGTCGGGCGGGGCCGGGGGTGGGGGTGGGTGGTTCTCGCGGGCGGTCTTGGCGTTGTGGCAATTGATACATAGGGACTGCCAGTTGTCTTGATCCCAGAATAGAACCGGATCTCCCTTGTGCGGAATGATATGGTCGGTGACCTCGACTGCGGTGATGATGCCCTTGGCCTCGCACTCGACGCAGAGAGGATGATCACGGCGGTGGGCGCGGCTGGCTTTCTCCCAGGCGCGGGTGTAGCAGCGGCGGTGGGCCGAGGGTCGGGTGTCGCGCGGGCGGGGGCGGCGGCGAGTGGGGATGCGGCGGGGCATGTGCTACTAAGGATGTCTGTTATGAGTGGCTACAAGAAACCGTTCGAGTTTGCCTGGCTTGATGGCAGGGCAGGCATCGTCGATGCACAGGGCACGCGCGTGTGCATCTTCTCCCAGAACGATAATGGGTTGGCGTTGTTGGTGCTCGACTTCCTGAACAAACAGGAGGAGCTACCCGATCCCGTCGTCGGGAAACGTCAGTTGACGCAACTCCTGGATCAGCAGCATCGCGGTCTCTTGCACTGCTTTGCGCGTGCGTGCGGCCGTCCATTGCGGGCGGCGGACTGATGGCCTGTGCAACATCTCCAGGAAGTTGAGGCGCCGCGCTATGGCCGCATGCGTGCCGTCGCGGGCCACTTCGACGGCTAACTGGATGGCGGCTTCGTCGGCGGGCGTGAGATCCGGCGCGCTGCTTTGGCGAGCCAACAGGCGCCGAACTTGGACTGGCTTGCAGGACGCTTGCAACACTTCAGGCATCGATCCTCCGCGATATTCTCCTCACATAGTTCCCAGCAGCCATGCCAGGTTAATCGATAGCGGCCATTGACGGTGCGGCGCAGCGAGCCGCGGCGGATGAGCGTACGCAGCATGCGCAGGACGCGGCGCTTGTCGGGCAACGGATACTCGCGCAAGCCAAACGATGCGGGCGCCGCCTGCCAGGCGGCAACCGTCAACTCTTCCACCGTGAAGGGCTCGCGCAGCCTCCTTGCCGCGTGCAGGATCAATGTCCGCGCGCGCATGGAGAGAATTGTACAGTCTGAGCTGAACGGCCAGAAAAGGCTAGCCGGCCAGGCGCGCTTCGGCGATCGCCTGGGCCTGGCGAAGGGCTTGTAAAACGTCCGCGCTACTGGCAGCGCACTTTGAAAAAGCGATGGTGACCGTTGCCCCGAGCTCGTCGACGCGGATCGTCTCGCGGTAGGCGCGGCTGCTTGCCGGCCGACCGCGGCTTTTAGGGTTCGAGGCTCGGGCCCGGGCGGCGATGCGCCGGACGTCGCTGCGGGTCAGATGATCGGTTTCAAGCCGCTCGACCAGCTCCGCCTGGCCGGCCGCCGGCATCAGGGCGACCTCATAAAGCACGTCGATCGAGGCGCTGGCGGCGCCGGGCTGCTGCCGTGCTGCGGAGTCCAGGCCGCGGGCAACGGTCAGAGCCTTGCTGACAAACGTCGGGCTTTTGCACAGCAGCCGCGCGATTGCATCGACGGACTCGCCAGCGGCTTCCATTTCCGCAAGGGCCAGCGCCAGCTCGAGCGCCGGCAGATCGGCGCGGTGCACGTTTTCGATGAGCTGCAACCGCCGGGCCTGGGCGGCGTCGGCGTCGACGATCTTGACAGGCACCTCCTGGAGGCCGGCAGCGATGCCGGCCGTTAGACGCCGTTCGCCAGCGATGACCTCGTAGAGGTCCTCGGCGGCGAGGTAGCGCACGGTCAGCGGCTCCAGGATGCCGACCTCGCGGATGGTGGCGGCGAGCTCCTGCACCTCGACCTCTGTAGCGCTCTTGTTGCTACGCCGGACCTGGTTGCTGTCCGGCCGGATCCGCTGGACCGACAGGAGGAACTGACTGCGGTCGGGCCGCCTTCCTTCCAATGGGCCCTGAGGAGAGACGAGGGTTGAGGGGTGAGGGGCGAGAAGCTTGGATGGCCCCTGAAGGGCTTCCTGGAACGCTTGGCGAAGCCGTGCGTCGGCTGGTTTGGTCATGACTACCTTCCTTGGCAATCGTTCAGGCTGAGCGAATTTTCTCTCCGCATTTTGGGCAATTTATGTACCACTCGTTATGGCCAGCGGTCGTTTCGTGCTCGTGCGTGAATCGTAGCACTTCGAAACATCCTGGGCACGAAGTCAGACGGTGGGCCGGATCGGCCCAGGGGTTCGTAAGGAGATTCTGTGCCGCCAGAATGGAGACATGGAACTGCAACTGCTTCACAGCGCCGATCACCTGGCCGACCGCACTGCAAAGGAGCCCGAGATGCTCATGGAGTTGCGTAGTGTCCACACTCGGGCCCGCAGCCAATCGAGCGAATGTCTCGCGGAGACCGGTCAAAGTCTCCTGGGCCAGCTTCACGCCGAGATGCTCCACAATTTCAGGCTGCGACTTCTCCTCTGCCATTGGCTCTCTCCAAAACCTCTGTTGCCAGCTCGCGGATGATCGCCGCCGCTTTCGAACGCGGCCGGTACACGGTCACCGGCAGCCGCAGGTTGATCGCCGCTTCGTAGGTCGCCAGTTGAGGCACCGCGGTGCGTAGCACCATGTTCGCCCCGAACGCTTCGGCCAGCATGTCACGATACGCTGCCTGCGTCCGCGAGCGGCCACTGACGCGCGACAGGAAATAGCCCAGGAGGACAAGCCCCGGGTTGTGCTGTCTGGCCTTGTCGATCTCAGCCAGCAAGTGCTGCATGCCGCGGACGCTGAACTGGTTCGGCTCGCAAGGGATCAGCACGTGCGTCGCGGCGACCAGCGCGGCGAACGCCGTCAGATGCGGCCGCGGCGGGCAATCGAACAGGGCGAGGGAATAGGGGTTAGGGGCGAGGGAATCGAGGGCCCGGCGCAGACACAGGGCGGCCGGCTCGTTTTCATAGCCGCTTGACATGTCGGCAGCATTGAGCGTGCCGTTGGCGGACCAGCAGTCGATGCGCGGATAGCGCGTCATGCTTTCAACGGGCGTAGGCAAGAAGGTTGGCAGGCTAAGCAACCGGGTCATAAAGTCCGAGTTCCCAAGCCAGTAGATGGCGGACGCGTCCCCCTGGCTGTCACAATCGCAGACGAGCACCTGCAGCCCCGCCTCCGCAAACGCCGCCGCCAGATGTACGACGGTCGACGTCTTGCCCACACCCCCTTTTTGGTTGGCAACTGCTATCCGGAGCATCTTCGTTTCCTTCCTTTTGCCATCGGCAGAATCGCCTTTTTGCCAAGCTTGAAACGTCCGATGGCCGCGCGCAACTCAAGTTCGTACTCAGCGTCGCTCGTGGGATGCTGCGTGTGCAGCTCGACGGCTTCTTCCCAGGAATGGGCAAAGACATTGCCGCAATCCTGGTCAATCCGTTGACTCGCGAGGTGTTCCCGGCTCCGCTCCACGGATTTTTCGTAGGCGTCTTTGGCCCATTCCTCGACGAGCTGCTCGTCGGTGTAATCGAAGCCCTCGATGCGTTCGGAGACCGTGGAGAAAATGCCGTCTGGCCACTTGAGGCCGACCATGTAATCGTGGCAGACTTGCAGGTCGGAAAAGTGACGGACGGCTTCGATGAGTGTTGTGGGAGGTGCCGAGAAAATCGCCCATCGCCCGTTGGGTTGTAAGATTGCTTGTTTGGCCATGTGTATCTCAAGTCTCAACAATGATCGGCGTATCGGCCTCGAGAGGGCGCACGCTTGTGGCCGGAACATGTTTCAAGGTCACCGCATCCACGTACATGTGCCCGTAAAGATGAGCATCCAACAGCATGGCTCTCAGCTCCGCCTGACTCTCTTTCGGATCTGGCTTCAGGGCGGCCGCTATGCGCGGGTCGACGCCGAACCAGTCGCAGATTGTTTCCCAGGAAAGGTCCTTCATTTTTGCCTCTACCGATTTTCGCCCGCGAAAATCGCCCGGTCCCTTTGTTTCAAGGCTTTTGCTCGCCGTCCTTCAAAAAGCTACGCGGAAAGCGGAAAGCCAACATGTGCTTTCGGTGCACTGCCTGCATGGGCAGCTCCAAAATGAACGACTTGGCAGCGCCCACCGGACTTTCAAAAACGAGCGAATCATCCGCGTACTTGCCAGGGTAGATGGCTTGATCGTGCGTCTGACCCGGGACCGTGTTTCCGAACCCAAAATCGATCTGCCGATATTTGTTGCCGACGCCATCTCTCAGCCTCGCCAGGTGGCCGAGAGCAGACCAGCCTGGGAAATCCACCTTGGCGGCTTCGGTCTCATTATTCACGCGGACGCGCAGGAGGATGTGTCGCTCCGAAGTGTGCCTGACATCCATGCCGGGTGTAAAATAAGCAACTTTGGCTAGCCAGCCGCCGACAACGCAAACAACGATTCCATGATCCTCGCCGGCCTCTTTCTTTTCGGCATCGAGTTCCGCGTCGCCGTTCGAAATGTCGAGGATGGTATAGCCATCGGCCGTTTTGTCGATGACCGCAGGCGCGTGGCTCTCTAAAATTGCAGGCTGCGGACGTGATTCATTGCGACCCTGACTGTCTCTGTTCAGGAGAGCGGCCAACGCACCAAAGCCGAAGCACCCGCCGCAGACCAAGAACGCCCCTCCCATTAACGCGAGGCATACGGCAGTAACTACGCCCAAAGTCACCCCAAGCCCTTTCACGAATGATGACTCCCCAGAGGCCGGAGAACTGTCAGCGGCATATTCACGCCGCGGCAGCTTGGGAGGGGCGGCAATGGTCGATCCGTTTGGATCGGCTACCTCGAAACTTGCTCGGCAACCTCCGCAGGTGACCTTTTCACCTATCTGACTGCTCCCGGTTGTGCAGCGCGCGCCGCAAGCTGGACAGCGAACGGTGATGCCCATTAGGCGACCTCCGAATCAGGATGGAAAAAGGAGAAATGGGGCGTGAACGATCACGCCCCGCTAGTTGCGAAGTTGCTGGACTGGGCTGGGTCACAGGTTCAACGTCTGGAGCCGGCCGGCCCCTTTTCAGCCTTCACCTCTTCAAGCCACTCGCGCATCAGTCTGGCCGCCGGGCCGCTAGGAGGCGCACGGTCGATCAGCCAGCGGCGCACAGCATGCTCCGTGAGACCCAGCTCGGCGGCCAGTCTGGTTTTCGACCAACCCTTCAAGTCCATGAGTTCCTGAATTTCCTCAGGTGTCATGCGGAATTTCTCCTTCTGGAAACCCACGATAACCTACTCCTTGGAAAAAGTCTAGAGAAACTCTTGCAAATGTGGGCGCGGGCATTTATAGTGGTCCCCCATGCGAACCCTACGGCGCGACGAGCGCGGTCTCAGTCTTGAGCAGC